AACCACGCCGCCGCCGGAGACGCCCACTGGTCCACCGTCAACACCGCCCGGACAGCCGGGGCCAAGTGATCCAGACCCGGGTAATGTGCCGATTCCTCCCGTCGATCCTCCCGCTGGTGGAGGAGGTGGCTAATGAGCGCCCAGCGATTGCCGGAAGTAGATGAATGTATCTACGCCGTCAGGCAATGGAAGACTACGCTCGACCCAAACGCCAAGTGGTGGCAAAAGCTGTTTCACCGATTCGTTTACAAGCCATTCAACGAGTTCTCCCTGAAGGTGGTCAAGATTCCACCGGCCACCTCGGTAACTATCGACGGCAGCAAGGTTACCTTCACATGGCTGGAAGATGCCGGATTCTTCGCCTCTGAAGATGAAGCCGACATCGCCTGTCTCACCGATCGTTACAGCTACCAGCAAGTGACTTACGGGCGGGCGTTTCCAGTAGACAGTGCCCAGTGCCTCGGTTCAACCATCTTTCCTCGTGCTGCCCGGCCACGCAAACGCGCTAATCCAATACTGGAGATGATCATCAAGCCGCGCAAGGAAGACGATCGCGAGCGGCAACGACTGGCCCAAACGCTGGCAGAGTTAAATCAGGTACTGGACCGATGAGATGCAGACTGAAACCTCTACTACTCCTCACGTCTGGCTGCTTCTCTCAAATGCGCTTACAGCATTCCTTACAGTTGCCACAACGCTAACCGCAGTGTGGTTTAAGCGAAAGCGGGAGCCGGTAGAGATTGCCAAACTTCACGCCGAGACGCGGCAGATTAATATCAACACCGATGTATCGCTCATTCAGGCCGCGACTACTGCGCTTAGTAAAGCAGAGCGTCTGCAAGATGAGCGCGATCACTGGGAGCGCAAGGCGACTGACCTGATACTGGATTTGGAGGACTCGCGCAATGCCAACAACGAAAAGGACATTCGCCTGAGGCTACATGAGTACCAGATGAAGCGGCTCAAGGGACTGCTGGACGTTCATAGTATCAGCTACTCCGAGATCGACAGGCCGCGTATTGGCGACTCTGACGAATAGCCTACCTAAACACACCAACAGCGGGCTTCGATTCATCACCGCCTCACCCGCCGCCAGCGCTTCACATCGATCTCAAACTATATCCTTCAGCATGTCCTCCTTTGATTGAAATGGTAGAGCGTCGGGGTCATTTGTTTTGTTTCACACTGGCCACGCGACAACTGCCGCCATGACACTGAATCAGGCAACAGTCGTACTCCGACTGACACTGGGCAATACAGGCCGAGTTGCCGCCGCAAGCCAGCTTGCACGAGTTGAAATTCTGCAAGCACACACTGCCACAGCTTGCCGGAGCAGTAACGACAGGTGACGACTTGAGCTGTTGATCCCTCGCGCTGGTCACGGACGACACAGGCGAGGACAAGGCCAGTGCGGCTACGAATACAAGAGCGATGGTTAAGGTTAGAACCGAACGAATCATTAAAGTTTCTCCTTTCAGAGGTTGAGGGTTGGGTTGATTGCGAGGTGTGCTGGTTATTGTTCTCCTCACGGGCTGTCTTCGATAATTCTAGCCTGTAACCTCCACGGTTTATCGCAGGACAGGCATGAAACCAGATTCTCTACGTTGATATATATCTGGCAATCGCGTGTTCGCAAGGGCACTGTTTAGTATTCTCAAATACAACTCCGATCGTTATCACCATCACCCCACCACCGGCAGACCGTCGTGAAACCTGTCAAAGTAACGCGAACGGCCTGCGAGGAAGGGTGGCGGGGTACCGGGGGCCGGAAAACACTGGTCCAACGGTCCGGGGTCTGTTAATCACTGGCTCACGAGCCACCAGTTCCGTCACCGCCTGCTTGAGAGTGGGACCGTACCACACGGTGACCGCCTCTACGCGGTGGCCCGAGAAGTTGAAAGATCATGCGATTCTCCACGCTGGTCTACACGGCTCGCTAACTCCGAAGCACACCCAACCGCTAACCTCGGCAATCGTCGCTGTGCCGTCCCGGTCTTGCAGGCGTTCCAATAGCTCGTCGTGAGCCAGCGCGCAGTATGGACACTCGGCGTAGTCGGGGATGGTGTGGTCACAGTTGCGGCAAGTGGTCACGGGGGATGACGATGCTCCTTTCGGTCAGGTGGTACGGCCCTCGATAAACAGCGTCCACGTTCTCGGAAACGCCTGCATAATCAACTCCCCAACAGCGTTGGCGTATTGCCGAATCTCCCACTGCGCCGCAACATCCATTCGCAGCGTTAGAAACTGCAACCAGTTACGTAGATTTGCACTTGCCCGCATTTTACTGTAGCGAGCGACAGGACAGGGCAGCCGCGCAATTTCTTTCGGTACTCCTAATTCCAGCCCCAGATCGTAGACTTGCTGCGCGTGCCTATAGAGAACCTTTAACTCCGCGAGCCACTGTTGAGCGTCGGCGCTAGTTGCGGCGTGGTTAACAGCGGCGGCCTGTTTGTTCTTTCCTGCCAACGCTGCGCCGTCTACGATTCGCTCAACGCTCGGAACGTAATTCTCGTTGGGAAGCGGGGCATAGCGAGCGCTCATCTCGTTGTACGACTGTGTACGATGGCGATGCCACTCACGGAAGACGAAGATCGGAGCTTTAACTTCAATCGTCATTCCCGCCATCTCAAACGGCGTGGCGTGCTTGTGCATCCAGAGGTAGCGCAGCAACTTTTCATCACCGGGTTGCTCGGTAGTTCCCCAGCCTTTGAACCCCTGTTGCGTGCTCATCCGTGCGGCTTCAATGATCCGTTCATCACTGCCCCACGATTCAACTAGTTCGACGTATCCGTTATCGAGTACCTGCATTTCGCTCCTCAATCGCTTGTCGAAGATAGACCACCAGATCCAGTGCTTCTTGGTAAGCGTCAATCAAAGCATCGCGTCCGTTGTTTGTCTGTAGTGGCGTTCCGTATCGCTGTCGGCCTACGTGGTCACGCTCACGCATGTCAGCAATGACCAGCTCCCAGACAGGTGTAGAGTCGTTAGCGACAGGCAGCGGTTGCTCGTTGCTCAGCATTCCCCCGCTCCACACACATGACACTTAATCGCCCTGCCGTCGGGGAGCGGGAGCCACGAATCCTCGCAGATGCACACCGGTCCAGCCGCGTCATCGGTGGCCCAGTGTTCCGGGTACTCGTGGGGCCAGTCATTGGGCCAGTCGAAAGGTTGCGGGTAGGGGTCAACGTAGTCGGTAGTCGTCATAGTGATTCTCCTGCTGGTTGGGCAAACACGCCCGCGAACGGATTACTGCCGTCACCTTGGGCCATCTTGCACCACTCGTACTTATCCTGTAGCGCTGGAACTCCATACCGGTGGCGCAGCATCTCTTTAACACCTAGCGCAACAGCGTCACGCGCGTTGGCAGCTTCGACTTCAATCACGTCACGCCCGTATTCAATCGGCCCTTGTCCGAAGTCGAGCACGGGGATAACGATACCGTACTCGGGCGTGACCACGTACCAGCGCTTCAACGGATCAACTAATGTCGTCGGTTCCATCGTCGTGCTCCTTGGTGTTAGCCTGCCGCTGTCTCTTTGCCTTCTTATGAGCATGCCAGCCCATGCGAAAGCCGAGGTCAAAACTCGCCTTGCTCATACCGTAGGCAGTACCTCTGCAAGTCTGCCAGTCAGCCTCGATTTGCTCCCCAAGTGGGTCTTCACGCACAGTTACTCTAGCCATCGTCCTAACCTCCTGAAGCAGTGGTAGCAGCAGCGTTGTCAGGCGCAACCGACATCGTAAAGAGGTGGAAGTCGTCACGCTCGGCGTCAACGTGCGCGCTATCGTTCACATCGGCACCGCACTGACTACAAGTCGCTCGCTGTCCATTCCGTGACGATTGGCCGTGCGCCCGAGGTGCAATGGTCGGTGCGGCAGGCGTAAAAGAGTGCCAGCTATCGCCAAAGCTCTCCTTATGAATTGGACTGTGCTCACCGTCGGTACACGGCTCCCCGTCGTTCATCATAAAGACACAGCGTGGCCCAGCGTGTGGCAACCCTCGCCGACTGTTCCCGTTGGTGGATGCTGGTTTCTTCGTCGCCTTGCGCTTGCGTGTCGTTTTCGGTGGCGCTACCGTCTCGGGTGCAACCAGATCCAGAAACAGGTTCCACTCCTCGTCGCTTAAGTTCTCGCGCACGTAGGTAATCATCCCCTGTACGCGCGTGATGGTGTCAGTTAGTGGGCTTCGTGCCATTTTCTTGCTCCTTCTTCTTTCTCAACCACTGGAGGAACAGTTCAAAAGTCCAGTCCAATGATGTTTTCAAGTCTTCATCAGTCTCATGCTCGTTGATAAATTCGCGCATCAAACGGCGCAAGTCATCAAGTGGAATCACAATCGCCTGCCGTGGTCTAACAATGCTGAATCTGCGCGGTGTTTTGACGGGCATCACTTTCTCCTCAGTCCCGGCCCGCGTCTCAACTTCGGCAGCACTACCATTGGCTCAGGGCGAATCCGCATCTCGTTGTGGCCTGTGTGCCAGAACCCGCAGAGGTGACAGAGGTACGTGCAAAGAGTGTCCGGGTTCATCAAATCCCCTCCACGCGCTACTAACGCCCGCTTCTGTGCCTCAGCAGCACCCTTGGACTTGTGACGGTGTTTGGAGCAGTGGATCACTTCTTGCTTCTTTCGATCAATATCATCATTGCTAATATCCCTGCGATGAACCCAAGCCCGAACATAACTAGCGGACTCATCTCATCCGCCTCTCACTTAAATCCGGCCCCTTGCCACAGACGCAACGCCCGCTATTGTCGAGATACACATGCCGGGGCTTGAGTCCTTCGCCACGATCCTCGCAAGTCGCACTGGCAATCGTCTCATTGGCCTTATCACCTGCTGCATGCTACTACCCCGCTGAACAATGTCGTTTGTCCCATTGCTGCTTCAGCGTTAGCTAGGTTCGCACAGGCCTGCTTGAAATATGACTCCTTTAGCTCTATGCCGATGAACCGCCGCCCTCGCTGCAGGGCCACGTAGCCTTCGCTGCCGATACCGGCGAAAGCACTGAGCACCAGATCGCCGGGGTTGGTCCATAGATCAATCGCCCGCTCGATCACCTGCAGCTGTAGCGGGCAGATGTGGCGCTCGTCCTTATCCTCTCGCGCTGATTCACGCTGTAACGTGTCAGACGGGTTAATGTCATGCCAGACCGGGGATGCGTAACGCTGCCACAGCGACACAGGGAACGACTCATTGGTATGCGTCACTCGTTCAGGATTCTCGCCGGCCTTACGCATGGTGACGAGGTAATCGGGTATGCCCTGCCGTGACATACAGCTATCTTTCTTCAACTGCTTATGTAGCAACCCCAACGCCTTTGTCCGTTGCATCGCGGTCACCGGGTCTTTCCAGATTACCACTTCGCTGTGATAGATGAACCCTGCCGCACGGAACATGCGAATCAGATCGCCGCGAAAGTCGTGGATGCCAATCACCCCATCACGCTCCTTGCTTGATGGCAGGTTCATGCAGTGGAATGAGAGTAAGCGTCCCGGCATGAGTATCCGATACAGTTCAGCAATCAGAAACTCGAAATGCTGATAGAACTCGGCGTGAGTGCGAGCGTTTCCCATGTCGCGCTCCGAAGCCGAGTAGGTATAGAGCGAGGCAAACGGCGGGCTGAACACTGAGTAGTGAACGGAATCAGATTCAAGCTCTCGGGTAACATCTACGCAGTCACCTAAATGCAGCGTCCAGTTTTCACCGCGCTCTACTTGTTGTTTGTAGCCGTCACGGTGCTGGCCCATTCCACACAATGCCTCCTTGTTGTACACGCTCATGTGTTTCACCATCTCTCGCGCCATGTTCATCGCGTCGGCTTCCTTGCGCTCGATGTTGCGCACCACCGCCCCTTCGGCTTCTGCGGTAACCACATGGCAGTTGACTGGCTGTGTTTGTCCAAAGCGCCAGAAGCGGCGGATTGACTGGTAGAACTTTTCGTAACTGTCGCTCAGGCCCACATAGGCCACGTTGGCACAATGCTGCCAGTTCATTCCGTAACCTGCGATACTTGGCTTGCTGACCAGCGTGTGCAGTTCGCCGGATGAGAACGCTAACATGCGCTCCTCTTTAACCTCATCCTTTTGTGACCCACTAACCTGCAATGCGCCGGGTATTAACCTCTCAGCCAGATCGGCCTCGGCGTTCAGGTCACACCACACCATCCACGGCTCGTCCGATTTTGTGGCAACGATCTGTGCCGCCATCTCTACCCGTTCACGTAATGAATCACGGCGTGCGTCCCGGCGTTCAGTAAGCGTGTTCGCCTCAACCGTGAACAGGAATCCGTCAGGCTGTTTGTCGGACTTGACAATGTGATGGATCATGTTGAGTGGCGGCAGCGCAAATCCATCGTCGGAGTAGCCAAGATCTGATGGTCTGCGCAGCATCACCGCCCAACCGCAAACCCACTTCCAGTATTCTTCCTCGGCATGGCCCTTAAGCCGCCACTTGGACGTGTCGCCGCCATCGTGCACAAAGAACGTAGAGAGCATTTCAGTGCGGGTCAACATGCTTAGAAACTCACTGTGATTGCCAAGTTCCATGTAATCGTTTGGCGCAGGGGTGGCTGTGGCACAAAGGCGCATCGGAGTAGCGGTAAACGATTGGACCAACGCGTTACGGGTAGCGCCGCTGTAGGACTTGAGGATCGATGACTCATCCAGCACCACGCCGCCGAATACAGACGGATCAAAGTGGTGGAGCTTCTCATAGTTGGTCACGTAGATACCGGCACCTTTTACATCGGCGCCTGATACGGCCACCGACGCCTCGATGCCAAACTTGTCTGCCTCTCTCACCGTTTGATGCGACACCGCTAGTGGCGCAAGAATCAACACTGGTTTGTTTAACCGTGGTACCACCTGATCGGCCCAGGCTAACTGCATTGGGGTCTTGCCTAACCCGCAGTCAGCAAATATCGCAGATTTCCCACGTCGCAGTGACCACTCAGCAATGTCCCGCTGGAACTCAAACAGCATCGAGTTGAGCGTGTCCACGTCGAAGCCAGACGGAGCAACCGTGATGCGCTTGTTGTTGAGAAAGTCTGTATAGCTGGTGGTCATTGTAATCCTCGCCGTATCCACTGGAGAGCAATCCACGCTCCGCTGAGTGACCACGAGTAAGCCAGAAACGTCCGGCCACAGTAGATCGCAAAGCTCAAGGGCCTTGAGCCGTCGTGGCAGGGGAAGCGTTGAGCAACAATGTAAAGGCGCGGTCTTACCATTTTAGCTTGATCGTGTTCACCAGATACTCGTAGTCGAACTCTTTCAGCGTTACCGGAGATAACCGAAACACATGAATGTCAGGGGTGATTTCCAGCTTTGTTTTCTCACCGGCAATGTCCAGTGCCAGATAGTCAACTACCTGTGGCCCATTAACACCGACATAGACCGGCTCACCGTTTAGCGATGGACACGTGATCGGCAAGGACTCATCTGATTTTCCGTAGTCGCCGTCACGGGATTCGATCTTCAATTCGTCGTTAGCCAGCGTAAATTTGAGTCCGTTAACTACGAATGAGGGCCGATCATCACTGGTCACAAGCACCCGTTTCAGCGATCCACTTAGAGTCTCGCTATCAATCTCTATCGAGTGCGTGTAAGACTTAGGAAACAGGCTGGACCAGTCAAGCGGTTTGTCCACCATCAGCCGTGCGGTAAGCTGCCGACTGCCAGCCCGGACAGTCATTAGATTGCCGTTAGCTGACACCCCCAACTGTATGTCATCATCATTAAACCGTTTCAGCGGGGCGATGACCGATTGCGGCAGAATCACGGCAAAGTCGCTGCCTGTAAGCCGCGTTCGTGCAATTGCCAGCCGCAGTTTGTTCGTTGCCGCGACGGTCAGAGTGCCACTCGCCAGTGTCAGATGTAAGCCGGTAAACTTTTGATCACCCTGCCGTAAGTCCCCGGCCTGAGGTAGCACCGCAAAGGCCGTATGGCTCAGAATCGCCGCAAGAAGCCTGCCTTTGACTGTAATCATCTCGGCTTCTACCGCATCAGGTTCAGGGAACTCGGCAACGGGAAGCAGTGGCAACAGGTGTTTTGATCGTCCGCACTGCACGCGCACCCGGCCGTTCTCAACCTGTTCAAGCGCTACTTCGTCTTTCTCAAACAGCGATACCAGTCGGACTAGAGGCTTAATCGGCACACACCACGATTCAGACTCGTTCACTAAACCCGGCAGCGCGATCTCGGTAGTCAGCGTTACATCGATCGATGAAGCCGTGAGTCGTAGTTTATCGCTCGCCTCGAATCGCACGGTATCAAGTATCGGCATTGTTGCGTACTTGCTGACAACACTTTGCAGCAAGGTTAGCTCGGCGGAGAGTTCGGCGCGGGAGACGGTGATCATTGCTGCTTGGTCTCTAGCTTCTTGATCACTTCGTTAAGGTCGAAGATCTCAGCTCGCAGCCCTTCAATCGTTTGCTCGTGCATGGCGATCTCTTCTTGCATGGCTGTCTGCCGGTCTAGCAAGTCATCGTTTTGGACCACATCACCAGCCTCTTGTAACCGCTGCGCCAGATACTCGATCTTCTCCGCGTTAGTGGTCACGCCCAGATGCGGAGGCCAATGGTTGAGCCGTGCGTTGGTTGCCAGTTCGTATAAGTCAATCTCCATGTCGTTTCTCCTCTGTCAATTCAGCAATCTTCCGCACGTAACCTCTCACCGCGTATTCCAGTACCGACTCCGGCTCATCCCACACAGGCCGCTCACGTAACCAGTCGGCCCACGCAATTGCCGCCTCTACGACCCGGCCCTGACGGTCTACGTGCGTGCTTAATACGGCGCACTGACGTTCCAGTTGGCGGATGCGTTCATCACGCCCAGCTACTTCTTTTAGATCAGATGGCTGCAATGGTCTAACATGACCGTCTTTAGTCATTACGATTGCCATTGTTCGCCGCCCTCCACTGTATCTCCGGTATTTCCCTGAGCCTGACAATCACCTTGCCATCAACCGAATCCCTGCTCCCCATCCAGCCCTGCTTGAATAGCAGGTCATTGATGCCCAGCTTCTTTGCCAATGTGTCGAATAACAGCTTGTCCATGTTTGCCACGTCAGCTACACGCCACTTGCCGTTTTTGTAAAACCACGGATAGTAGTACCAGCGGTCTACGCGCACGATGCTCATCGGCTGAATCTTGAAGGGTAATACGTGCGGCATCATCTTCGTAGCCCAGATAGCCCACTCAGCTTTCAACCGGCGTCTCGGTAGCCCGCTATCTGGGCGATTGATCTCGTAAATCTCATTGACGCTACCGGGTAAAGAAGGCAGCACGAAGCGGACCTCGTTTCCCCCTGCCTTCTGTTCCGGTGCCGCAAGCATTAGCTGGCCGCTGCCTCTGCTGTTTCTGTCGTTGCCGCCTTTTTCACGGGGCGGACGTTACGCAAATGATTCTCGTACTCGCCGTCCACTTTGACGGATTTTTTCGTCGCCTTATCGTAGACTTCACGCTTCTCTTTGGTGATGTCCGCGATGACTTTGCGGCCCACCAGGGATGCGCGAAACGCTTTGTCGTTGTTTGGAGCAGGACCGGTCGGCAGGCCCAGCGCGGTCAGCCATTCGTTGTAGTCACCAAAGGCACCACCTGTACCGGCTTGATACCAATCGCTTTTCTCGCCCTTTGAGTTGACGGTAAAGTCGTAAGCCTTGCGGTTGACGGCTATGAGAATCCGTCCGTTCCTGCCGGGGAAGAATGTCTTGCGAGCATAGCGTCCCTTGCCGTCGATGCCCTCTTTCGTGATCTGTACCTGCAACTTCAGCGAGTGGGACTTCCATTCTCGCTCGCCGTCAGGTGTATAAGTGTCAAGTACCGCTTTCACGATCTCAAAAGTGACACCTTTTGCTGGCTCCATCCAGTCCTCGTTGCCCATTGCAGGCTGAGCGCCGGATACGTCCTCGCCCTGGACCACGATATCGTCGTCTTCGGTTCCCTCCCTAACAAACGCCGGAGTATCATCAACGTCTTCACCAATTTCTTCGTCTGTGTATGGCATTACTTAGCTCCTTTAGCAGTTAGTTGCGCCTCAGCGCCAGGTTGTGCTCCGTTGTTGTCGTTGGACTTGGGCAGTTTACTCAGGAGCGTTTTGTAAAAGTTGCCGTTGGTCATCTTGATGCGCGGCCCAAGTCCATAGCGATTCTTTGCGTCTACCTCAGACTCCCACTCTTTCACGTAGGTTTTCTGGCAGTAGGCGTAGTAGTTGAGGATTTCAGCGCCTTCGGCTAGTGCTTGCCCATTTTTCTTCGCAGTCTCAACATCTTTTGCCGTCGCCGCTTCGAGCCGATGGTTGAGATAGACAACCGCACTCGGCATTCCGCTGATTTTGTGACGGAAGCCGCCAACTATCTGTGCGCTGAGATTGCTGTTCTGATTGATCAGCGGCTTACTGGTGCCGTATTCCTTGCGCGACGGGTCGCTGATCCCTTCCACCGCCTCATTGCTCTCCCGCTGAAGATGACAGGTCATAATCACGTTTAGATTGTGCCGCACAGCAAGCGGGAGAAAGTTCTGAAGAAAGAACTGTGACAAGTATCCGCCCAGTTGGCGATACATGGCCCGTGTGTCCCGGTCGTCAGCTACATGCTCCTGCTTGAGATCGGCAAGGTAGCTGGTTCCGTCAAGCAGGACGGTTTCCACCTTGCCCTCTTGGCGCATCTTTTTGGCGAGGGCGATAGCGCCGTAGAGGCTGTCTTCACTCGGCTCATCGGTGACGCGAAATACCTGCTCCAGTGGCAACCCGTTCATCGGCACGGTCCAGACCAGATTTTCGCGCAGTTTCTCATTCGCCGGGTCAAAGATAATCTCCAGTCCTACCGGGTCAAAAGTAATAGCCATAACCTTCGGGAACGACAGGCCACAGCGCGTCTTACCGCTGCCGGGAGGGCCGATGAAAATGATGGCGTAGTTGGGTTTTGTTAGGTTAGTCGCTGATGGCATTTTCGATTTCTTCCTCGTCGTCGGTTCTGACGATGTAATCAGTTTTGACAGTATGGTCTACCGGGTCGCACTGGCCCTCGTGGTCTATGTCCAGCAAGCAGCGCCCGGCCTCAAGGACTCTCGGACACTGGCGGCGATAGTAGGAGAGTATTAACTCCTCGTCAGTCGGCAGCGAATAGCCCGCCTCACATAGTTTCAGGTATTCGCATTCCACTCCTCCGCGACGGCATTGATCTGTGTTGTAGCCCCACAGGCCCGACTCCCGGTCCTGCTTAATACGAGCTATCCAGTAAGCTTCGTTATCGGTTTCCAGCTTCAGGCATTCGCTGTTGGGATTGAAGGCTACGCGGCCAAAGTCGTACCAGTCGCCGGCAGGCTGCTGGATACCCTTGTTTGGCCCCTGCCGGGGCGTGTAAGCCTTGCTCCGGTGTTTAAAGCTGATGGCGTTGATGATGAAGCCGCCACAGTGGCCGAACCGGCGTTTTGTATGATCTACATAGGTACGAATCTGACTGTCAGGCTCAAACCCGGACCAGTAGTTTGCATCCAAGTACTTGCCAGTGGTCTTGTTGTCCACGGCCCACACCTGTCCGTCGCGTTGGTCTTCTACTATCAGGTCCAGCTTGACCGAGCGGGCGTCCTCCCCTTCTTCCTTTACGTAGTCTTGGATGAACAACACTTTCCAGTGACGGTCTTCCTCATGCCAACGCTGGGCATAGCCGCGAATCGCAGCAAGGGCGTTAGCGAATGACTTGCCCTGCGACCATAGCGGCAGCGGGTTCGGAAACCTGTCGGCGGGGTACGTCGTAGCAAACGCCTCGTGAGCTGCCTTTATACTTCCGTTCTCACTGTAGAGAACGTTGAGCGCTGCATCAATCGCGGCCCCGTAGTCCATGTCGTGTCGCGACGGTGGCTGTAGTGGTGCTAGATGTTCCTCGTAGCGATACCTGAATTTCAGCGGACAGCTACGATAGAGAGACAGCATGGAATGGGAAAAATTACTCATCGCGGTTGCGGCCCCGGTTTAGTGTTTCGCTTTTGCATCTGTCTCACTTGGGCAAGACTGAATAGCGGGCTGCTACGATAATAACCGACTGGTAAAATCTTCATAGCTTTGTACACCTGCCTGACTCGCCAGTGGCTCACCCCCAACCTCGTCGCGGCTTGCTGAATCGTTACCATTGTCATTGCGGCGAACAATCTATACGAGGTTGGGAATAATTGCAAGAGTCAGCTTGACCGATTCACGATTTATTTTCACCACCACCAAACTCAGCTACGATGATGTCGCGCACCCAGTCGTAGTCCAGCCGTTCGCGTCCGATGATCATAGTCGTCACTCGCTCCACTTTCTCTGCTATGTCGTCGGGAGAGGGAAGCGGGAAGGTACAGACAGTTGGGCATAACAATTCCAGTGTTGCGCGATTAAGTCCGTGCGTACCGCATTCCTCCCGCGCGATGTCACTGTGGCAGATCAGACAACGTGCCAAGTCGGTAGGCCATAGCGACTCCGGCGCTTCTACAGATGGTTGAGATACAGGGATGTTGGTTTTGTCGCGCGCCATCATGCGCCTTACGGCCTCATCACGGTTAAGGTACGGACGCCCGTTCGCGCTAATCTTGACCGCAGGGTTAAGTGGCTTTCTCTTTTGCTCGCTCATGGCTATCTCCGTCGTTCAGTCGGTAAATGTAGATTCGCTCTGGCGGGTAACCTGCCTCACGTGCTGCTTTGATCATGTCCAGCGTTCCGGTGCTTTCTTCGTCGAGAATCGCAATTAGCTGTTCGCCCATGAGCGCCATGCGGCGGTTGCGAATTGGTCCCGCACGTTTCCCGTATACGTCCCAAAGCGCATACTCCGTGTGGCACTCAATACCATGCTGCTTGGCCCATTGGTTTGCGTGGTAATCAACCCCGCCCACTGGCCTTGCTTTCGGATGGCCCTTATAACTTCGCTGTCCGCCTTCAATAACCCTTGTGATTACGAACCCAGATGCCGCAATGACCCGTTCAACAACGTCGTAATCCTCAACACGGCGCGAACCGGCAATGACAGTCTCACCCATCACTTCACCTTCTCCCCTTTATGCGTGGTGGTCAGTCGCTTCTTTCGCTCGATGTTGATTTCGCAGTTTGGCTCAGAGCAATGTGTGCCCTCAGTGGACCAGCTAAGAACGTGGAACCGCGCGCCGTCACAATAGACATGCTGAACGCTGCCATCAGGATTTTCAATACGCGGAACCGCAACTAACGGCCCCGGACTAAAATCGTCAGGATCAAGAAATATCGACATCTTCTCCCTCTTTCTTATCTGCTAGAGATTGCAGGGCGGCGACCGCTTCATTCATCGCCTCCATTATCAGATCCCTTTGCTGTGGAGTTATTTCTACGCATCGGTTCCAGTCGCAATGAAGCTGGTCTACCTTACTTGCTGCTTCTCTGATAGCTTTGGCGCGGGCGTCGATCACTGCCGCTGCTTCTTTGCGTACTTCTTCCTGGAGGTTTACGGCCTGCTTACGCAGCCACGAGACTTCACCACGTAGCCGCCCGACTTCTTCAGCGTCAGCAACAACGCGTTCAAACCTGTACGCAATCTGTCTTTCGTTTCCGGCAGTGAAGGCGTGAATAGCTGGCTTGCGATTCGGATCGTCCATCCATTCGATTACACGCTTAGCATTCCATGATTCGGAGCGGAGGTGATCGATTTCTCCAGCATCAGGTACAGGCATCGCCGCTGCCATCATGCCGCAGCCCGCAAAGTCCGAGTCGTCGTGATACCACTTGTCGTCGGTCTTATGAATCGGCTTGCCGCAGTTGCCGCAGTTGCCGCAGTTGGCCCGTGCTGCTTCGCTGGCGCTGGTAGTGGTGGTGCTCGACCTTGAATGTCGGACGTGTGCGGGAATGTCGGGGTCGTTGGCATCCATTTCGATGCCCGGAAATTCGTTGCGCGCCTTCATGATCACGGAACTAATAACTTCCTGAACATAACGGGTGTAACCACGTTTTAGGTACGGCGCAATCTCATTCACGGCCCATGCTATTAAGGCTTTGCGGGTGATCGTTTCACTCATCTTCGTCTACCGGGTCGAGCAGCGCATCAAGTCTCGATAACTGTTGCTGCATGTGCGTTGTGTAATCCACTCCCTGCGGAGCCTCTGCTGGTCCTGTAGTGGGAGCGGAGAATTCGATGCTGTTCAACTCTGACTGTGACACCTTCTGCGATTCTTCCATTCGCGCTACGTTGGTGTTGATGCGGTTATCAAGCTCTGCCAGTTGCGCTTCCGCTGCGGCTGAAGGTGCGGGTGGGGTGGCGGCGTCGTAGTCTGCGATCAATTTTCCGATCAGCCTATTGGCGCGTGCGGCCTTCTCTTCAATTCCGTCATTTTGTGAAGCAAGCTTGAATCGCTTGGAGTTGGACAGGCGATTCCAAAGGTCGCGCCAGTTGAAGAGACGCTCATACTCCTGTTGGTACGCAGCCAGCCGCGCTTGATCATCTGGCTGCGCTTCCTCGCCTGCGCCAGTGGCCGCGACATTGTGGATCGCGTTGTCGGGAACTTGATCGATTGCTCTTTGCGCAATGTCCCGGATAACCGGTCGCCAGTCGTAGTCCCGCGCACCGTCCGTGCAGCGAACGATGATGGCGTTGAGAGCTTCGCGAAGTATCCGCTCTCGCTCGCTGGCAGGTTGCGGGAGTAGATCGGCGGCTTCATGCGGACAGGCGATTTCCGGTTCGCGGTGTCGATCGATCCATCGCGGCAGATCGTGGTTACACGGTTGCTCTGTGGTTAGGTAGACATTAAGCGGCTCACCGCCTTCGACCCACGCGCCCGCGTCGTGATCGTATCGCTCACAGCGTAGATGCCCGTCTTCGTCTACTTCTGGCACCGTGTAGCTGTCGAACGGCCCACCGTAGGTCGGTACGATGCCAAGTTCGGGATGCTCAAGATCCATGAACCATTCTCGTTTCGTGATCGGGCACGATAGGTGCTCTGATGCCTCCAGCCGCTTCTCCAGTGGTGGTTGAGATTGATTAGTCATAATTTCCTGTACTCCGTGTGCAGATGCGGAATCTCGCCTACAACTCGATCCTCCAGCGCTCCCTTTTCAACGAGCCGATCACAGCGATAGCGCGGATTGCGAACCATATAGGAAACGTCCCCTACGCAGAACCATCCGTTATCAGGTAACCGCGACAGCGCATGCCTGTCAGCCTCGGATAGTCGTGGCTCAGATTGATCGTTAGTCATTATCACTCCCTTTGGGTTGTAGAGCGGCGCGAGCGGGCCATCCCGTGACGGACGACCCCCTCGCTGACGCTAGCTAACTATCCGACGGATGGAGCATCCGGTTCGCGGCATTGGTGGCACAGGCTGCGTTCGCCGCATTACACGCAGCTTGCGAGAACTTCAAAGCGTCGTCGGCCTTCTCGGCTTTCTCCGCTTTTGCTACCAGTGATTTCACCTGTTCGGTCACGTCTACTCTCAGTTGATCGTTCATCTTGGGTTCTACCTCCAAAAAGAAACGCCGCTGGTTGTGTCGTTCGGTAAACAGGAGCGGCGCTTACCTGTTCACATAAACTTTCGCGTCACTGTTTCCTTGGAACAGGAGTAGCGTCGCCGGGACGTGATCGAAGTAACGGATCAACATCAGTGACCATCTCGATGTTTTCGCTTCGACATACCGGGCACCGCGCGGGCCTGTTTGGGCCACAGCGAAACTCAGTCCCGTTTTTACAACGCCACCACGGTGGCTCAAGCGTGATCGTAGTTGGCTTCTCTCCAGTGCTCACTCCGATTCACCACCCTTTACTATCTCCAGCAAGCTCTTACTGGAGTCAAACTCTCCCGACTGTACCGGCTCATGGACCACGCATCTAAACCTCGTGTAGCGCGGAGTCAGCCACAGGCCAAAGATGAAGGTCAGCAGGGCGATTAACAGGTAGAGAAGTTTATGTTTCATAGCTGCCTTTTACCTCGTGCTGCCACCCACTTATGAACCTGTGCCATCACTTCGTCTAAGGTATCGCCCCACACGCTTATGACATCGGGGCTATAGAACGCAGGACCAAATTTCAGCCAATAGCGCTTTCGGGGAGATCCGACGGATTCCGTAATGGCAAAATATTTGCACCGTGGAAAGGTCTCCTGTATTTGGGCCATCATGGATTCAACCGTCAACCTCTCGCCCATCCCTCTCCCTTCACTTCCCTTTGCTGTGGGCCAAGTCACCCAACGCTTCACGATCTGCTTCGTTGATGTCGTTCCAATCAACCTTCCCCGCGCTGCGCAGAACGTCACGCGCGATCTGCTTATTGCCGTGCGTTCGCATGATCTCAGCCGCCGCGCACACGTACCCGCGCGTAAACTGCCGTTCATAGTCGGCAATGAGAGCGGAGACGTGTTCGGTGAACGTCAGAAACTCGGTAGCCGCTTCCCATTTCACCGCATTAGGAACAGTCGAGCAGCCAGCGTGCAGCGCCTTCTCCGCCGCTTCTTTCATTGCCTTTAGTGTTTCATCCTTCAGTGGCATTGTTTGTGTCCTTTCCGCCGTCTACGCGAAGTCGCTGGTAGAGAGCGCGGGCACGTTTACATGAAACGTAATGCTCCGCGTCGTCGCCAGCATCGCACCAGCAGTCCTTGACGTATCGGCCACGCAGGCCGTCCAGCACTTCGCGGACTTGCTGAAGCCACGCCCGCGCTGCTACATAAGCCTCATCGTTGCGGATGTATTCAACGGCTTCTAAGGCGACATCGCATCGGTTCTCAGTTGCGGCATCTCAGCTTCCTTCCTCTCCGGTAGAGTCGCGGCGGATGCGCATTCTTTCGGCTGCTGCTTTCATGCGCGGATCGACGCTGCCAGTCATGCGCTCCATGACCCACATCTGACGGGCGAAGTACCACGAATCCCAATCGGGATAATCTTCCATCTGTGGGCCAGCGTCTTGCAGTATCGGCGGCGTCTCAGCGAATCCGTGTGGCGTGTTCATTTCTGCTCCTCTTCAGCCTTTGGTTGTAGAGCGGCGCGAGTGGTTAATCCCAACTCGTCGCGCATCCGTTCCGCGATGGTCTGTGTCAACGAACACTCTGCGCACTGGTCAGGATGGTATTCATGGTTGCGATGTACCTGATGCTCAAGAACAGTTAGCAGGTTGATTTTCTTGTGCGGTTCCAGCTCCAGCGCCTCTCTTAGTCGGGTTACTTCGTCAGTAAGAGCGCGGGTGTTCCAGAGTCTTTCCGCCTCAGCTTTGTCGCGGTCTTCAGGGCCGCGCGCGCCGCAGTCGCATTCAACCCAATGGAACACAACCTCGTCAGAGTGTGCGCCGATCTTGGCTTCCCTGAAACAAGTCTGTACGGCTCCATCGGGGCAGAACGGACACGGTTCCAGTTCCCGCGTCTCCTGAGTAGTAGTAGATGGTTTAGTCATGGTTGTTGCTCCCGCAGATGGTCGTAGCAATGCTGATCTGATGTGTAATGACAGGAGTACAAGCAACTGCTAACCGCGCATGGCCTATATGGCCCACAGTCGCAGCGGTCGGTCGCGACGACATGCCAGCCGGACGCGCATCGTTGATTGCGCGGCACCGTGGCTAGATACTTTCATGTGCGCCTCTTGTTCTTCGTTGAAATATCCCGTGCTCATCCTTCAACCCCTTTAGCGGCAACCGTGTATTCGTCAGCCATCGTTACTTTCCCTTCTCCGCTATCTGTCTGAGTACTGCTCACCACGTCCACCGCTCCAAGATTGTCAGCAAGCGCGATAACCCACCGCAGCGTTGCGGCGCGTTCGCGTCTGAGTTCACGTGCGGGACATGATGAATCCTCATCGGCAACCAGTTTCTCGATAGCCGCAGCTTCTTCCTCTAACGTGCGCACAAGACCTTGATAGGCGTCCTTGTAATTATCATCGGGCTTCGGTTGGGCCATCACTGGTTCTCCTGTATCTGAGCCGAAGCTAAAGCAGCGTCAATCTGTCGCACGGCGATTATCTCTTCGGGGTTCTCTATGCCGTCTTCTTCGGCGAACGCGATTAATGTTCTTCGCGCCAGTTCGCACGCCGCGATTAGCTTCGTTTGTGTTTCCACCAAGTGCTGAATCTCCGAACGTAGATAACGATGCGGGCCATCTCCCTCAGCATCCGGCGCGGGTTTGCGGGGCGGTGTTATCAAACGCTTCTTTAAGTCGCGCGTCGGTTTCTAAAATGTAATCAGGTGTCGTGCTCATAGACTTCTTCTCCTTCACCGGCGGGCTGGGTTAGTCAGCGTCGTCGTTGAACAGCCCGTTAGCGTTGTACCATGCGTATTCCTCTTCAGGGTCGCTTAGTTGAGAGTGGCAGTTGCTGCACTCATCAGCGTCAACGTCGGCTGTGGTCAGTTGCGCGTTACAGTTGCCGCAGTACCCACGGTAGTAGTCGTCAGGCTCCATCACCCGTTCCCGCAGTCTCTCCAGCAGGGTGTCTGGGTTAATCATCGTGGTTGCTCCGTGTAGCCGCAATCCGGCTGCGACCACACATGGTCAGCGTGAACCGTTCGCGTCTGATGACACTTGCAACACTCCTGAACCGTGTGACCATCAGGGATAACCATCATTATCGGCCCGCGTCTCCGATGCCAGCAGTGATTACAGCTAGTCTGAAATTCCCGTATTCTAAGCGGTGGCTTCATCGTCTCTCCTTTCCTTCTCAACCGACTTCCGCAACCCCGCGTCAAAGTTGTGTGGCGGGGCTTGTAGTTGAGCAACACGTTGAGTTACGGCGTCGATGAACGCTACCCGTGTCAGCGTCTCCGTCTCACTTTCGTCGCCCGGCCAAAACTGCCACGAGGCTCTGCTGCCAACGTTCGCAGGCGGGTAGGTGTCAAGCACGTCCGCCACGGCACAGCGCACCGTTGCCAGTGATGCGTACTGACCGTGTTGCTTGACTTCGGTTAACAGATCAGCTCTGTCCAGTGCTGCTGTCTGGTTGGTCCAAGCGCAGAACTCGCACTTGCAGGTTGCTGAATCGTGTACGCCAGTCACTGTCTGATTGTTATCAGTTGTCATAGCGCGTTCCTGTCGTACCCTTCAATCTTCACCGTTGCTTCGTCGGTTGCGTAGTAGGACATGCCGCATGGACAATCAGCGGCGTTCTGTCCGTGATTACCAACGTGCCATGTCAAGGTCGTGCCGCAACGGCAAGGGACGGAGTAGCCGTCAGGAGATGGCAGTGTCTGCGTCCCGTAACTCAATCTCTCATCACGCTCGTTGTTGCCGGTGGTCATCGTTGCCTCTTTCTCACCGGAAACCTGTCGTTGATTTTCTTTGCAACGTAGTCACCTTGCCGATTCTTGGCCCACTCAATGACGCCGTACCTTTCCTCGGCCCACTTCATTGCCACTTGAAGCGCGGCGTCCTTACGGTCTTTGTGTGATCCGTTACCGCCGTGGCTATGCAGAGAAAACGTCTTAGCGCCACGGTCTGACCAGTGGGCGTGAGGGTCAGTCTGAAACAGCGGCGACCAGACGGACCATTGCTGAACAGAAATATCACGACTGTTAGACCTGTCAGGCGCGTGGTAACTGATTGCAATGGCCTTGCGCTTATCGAAGCCGGAATCCAGCGCCGTCTTCAACTGGTCGTAGGTGTTAATAATCTCCGTTGTCACCGCCCCCTCGCTCATCCCTCATCCTCCGGTTTCGTTACGGGTGGTGCGGGGAGCGGCATCCAGTGGGTATCGTCGCCGTCGCAGTAGCCACGAAGCGGATACGGACCATGTTTATCGTCGTCAACGTGCCAGAGTCCGTCTTCCACGGGATTATCAGACCACCGGGAAGTCCAGTGAACCTCACGTACTCCTTTGCCCTTGAAGTAGACCAGTACGCGCGTCCCATCTCTTGGGGCCGTAGCTATCGGTCGCCACTGGTTATCACTATCACTCGCCATCATCCACCTCCCTCTCCCCCGGTTTCAGCGGTGGGTGCTTGTCCGGCTACGCGCTCCTTCGGTAGTTGTAACCATACGGATCATCAGCAGTCGCGTCTTCAGTGTAGCGGTCGTCAACCGTTATCGCCGTCTCGTTATGCTGGTACTCGTAACTAAACCCGCAGGTCGTACACCGCGCTCGGTAGCCCACTCCAAAAACCCCGTCAATACCAACACCAAGCCCATAATCCTCGCGGAGCGTTTGCTCCATTGCTAACGGCTTCTCCGCCTCGGCTCGTAGGGCAAGGTACTCATCGGCGGACTTGGAGCCATAGGCTTTCTCGGCCTTGCTATAAAGCTTCTCTCTGACCTTGATTGCAGCTACTCGGCATTTTGGGCAGATTGCCCAGTTATCAGCGCCCATCTTCGTCTCCTTCGTCGGGGTTGTCAGATGAGTGTGACGAGTCACGAATGAACGTCTTGACCGCCTCAAACGCTGCTACAACTCCGCTCTGGTCGTTCAGGGGTGCATGGCGATAGGCTTGCATCAATTCATAGAACTCTTGACCGTCCAGCGACACGCCGTCACTGTCTGAACAACACTCCACATGCACCGCATAGAACGGCAGTGAGCCAATCGGCTTGAAACAAGTCTCACAGATCACGTCATCCATCATCCCTCTCCTGTCCCGTTTCATCGTGAGCAGGAGGCTAGACCACGTTGACCCACTTCATCGCCGTCTGAAGCAAGTGGTCATAGTCACCGCTCATTGCCTCTGTCGAGAACTCCTCAATTTCATCAGGCGGAACGCCGCTTTTCAGCATCGCCCGTCGTACTCTGCTGATGATGGAGAAAGCGTTCCCATCCTGCTCCGATAATCGCACTTGAATATTTGGGTATTTAACTTCCATCGTTTGGCTCCTTCGATTTTCAAGGTAAGCACACAGTACGCCCGCGCGAACGAATTGTCAACACCTATTTTTAATTTTCTTGACGCGCCCGCGAATGCGGGTATAATCGGCGGGCGATGACTAATCTTGTCACTACGCTGGAAATCTCAAAGCAGGCAGGTATCGGGCAGCGGACTATTCAGAAGCGCATCAAGCGGTTGAAGATCCAGCCGATTCGTGCGGGTACAGTGTTCCTGCTCACGCTTCGTCAGGCAGAGCGAGTGCTGGCCGACAAGCGCAAGCCCGGTCCTAAACCAGCGCAATCCAACAGCAACGGCCACAAGTAACCGCCTACAATGGCAGGAAAATCCCCCAGAAGCAGGCCACACGTGTTTGTTCGCGATACGCTGCTTCGTCTTCACCGGCAGACCGTCTTCACCTCGGGTCAGTGGTTTCGCTTCAACGGCAAGCTCTGGCAGCAGATACCGGAGTTTCAGGTTGCTCAGGAAGCGCAAGCGATAATCGACAAGGATAGCAAGTTGCAGATTACCGCTACCGCACCCACGCTTTCCAGTATCGTTGAACTAATCCGCGTGAAGTGCTCCAAGCCCGACGGCTTGATGGACAGCAATGCAGACTTGATCACGTTCAACGACTGCACGCTGGAAATCAGCACCCGCCAACGCAAGCCGCATGACTGGAAGCACTACCTGACCTCAACCTTTCCCTTTGACTACGACCCGGCAGTGCGCTCCGACGTGTGGGAGTACTACCTGGATGCCGTAATCCCCTCAGACTGCCTCTCGTTTCTTCAGGAGTTTGCCGGGTACGCCTTAACCACCGACACGATGAAAGAGACAGCCGTGTGGCTCTACGGGCCATCGGGGTGCGGCAAGTCAACCTTTCTCGACGGACTACGAGCAGCGTTTGGCAACCGAGTGACGACGTTCAGTATCGCTAACCTCGAAGCCCGGTTTGGCCTGAGCCACTTGTCAGGGAAAACCTTAGCCATTGCTGCCGAGCAGCCTGCCAGCGTTCGACAAGCACAGATTCTCAACCAGCTCATCTCCGGCGAGGGCGTGGTCGTAGATCGTAAATACCATGACCCGTTTGAGATGTTCTGCCGGGCCAAGTTTCTCTGGGCAATGAACGAGATACCGGACATACCCAAAAGCGGCATCGGCCTGACCCGCCGCGTGGTCGTGATTCAGTTCCCGCCGATGGAAGAAACCAAACAGGACGAGAACATCAAGCGGCAAATCAAGCTCTCCGGGCAGGCGATTTTCAACTGGGCACTCGAAGGACTGGAGCGATTGCAAGCGCGCGGCCACTTCGTCAAGCCTGTCGAATCAGCCCACGTGCTCAAACTGGTGCCAAAAGACCATGAAATCAGCGTGGACTAGCACAAACCTTTTCCTATATCATCGCGGCATGAAAAGTTTGGATAGTAAAAGGTTATGCTCATTCGCGGATTTCCTCAGCAAATTCGCACTTCACCACCCGCTAAGCTGTACAACACTCTGTTAATCGGTCAGAATTTGTATGTCACTTGACGACATTGACCGAACGGGCTAACATACAGCAATGGTGCAGAGTAATACAAATAAGAGGCTATTGTCATTCAGACTCAGCGCAAAGGCCATACAACTACTTGACGCGCTGGCTGTTGAGCAGGGAATTTCCAAGACTGCGGTGCTTGAACTGGTGATCCGCAAACGAGCCGAGGAGGTTGAGGAGTCAATGCCAGCGGTTTACGAAGTGTTGCACGGCGACGGGTAAATTATGCCGTCAATCAGTCGGCTCCTCCACCACGGCGCGAAGTAGCTGCTGAACCTCGTCGGCACAGTCGACACAGAGCAGGGCTACGTGGGTGCCGAGCTGAAGATGAACAAACAGGTTGTCTTCATCGTGGCAGGTGGCGCAGGTCTCGTCTGGTTGAGCGCGGCGCACCGTGGCGATGGGGTAGTTGGTGGGGATGGTGTCGCTGGTCTGAATCACGATGCAGTCTCCTTTGCGTAAGCCTGACAAACTTCTACCACTCGCTTGCACTCCTCGACGTTGAAGCCACCGATATGACACTTGTGCCGGGGAATGCCGAGCGCCGTAGCCAGCCAGTCGTAGGCGTGAGAGCGTTTCATTGGGCCGGAGCGCCAGAGTGGGTCAAATGCGGCGTGAGCGGCAATCTTCGCCGCGCGCAGTTCAGCGTTAGCGAGCCGTCCAAGTGGGCGCGTGGTATCCGGGTGACAGCCGACGTAAGCATCGCAGGACAGACATGCGTAGAATTGCTTGCTGTGCAGATCAGGCCGATGAGGATAAAGCTGCGAACCGTTGACTAGCCGCGCCTGACGATTGCAGTAGGGACAGGTGACGGTTATCTGATTCGCTTCAGCCATCGTAGGAGTCTCCTCGTTCGAGTCAGGGGCGTGGTGGTGTCGAGTTTGATGATGCGTTTGAGCCTGGCTGTCGTCTCTGGATCAACCGGCCAGTGCATTCGCGTGCCAGTGGAGCCGTAGCGCGTCTGGGTGATGTCGTCAACGGTGACGGTGAGTGTGCGGGGCTTGGCGTCGGGGACAGTCTGACGAGTCATAGGCTGCTCCATTGCGCGGCGAAGGCCTCTTGGTGGCGAGCGACTCTAATGGCCCACGCAATGAATACATCACGCGGCATGTCTCGCTTTGCTTTATTACACAAGCCGCAACATGGCACAACGTTCCCCGAGGTGTACGGCTGTCTTGAGTCCACTCTGTCGATTCCGTTGTAGCGAAACCCCTGACGACAGTTCTTTATGCGGGTAATATTTCCTGCGTCAATTCCGCAGTAGTGGCAGGGTTGGCGTACTAACCAATCCACCTCCTCCCGTTTTAGAAGAAACTCTATACCCCTATCACGGGCATGTCGCTTGTACTGGAGAATCAGAAAGTTAACAATTGCTCCATTGTTGGGAATTTTGTTGCGTGTTCCGGCGATTTCCCTGCTCCAGCATCCACAACTTTTAGTATTGCCAGTTCGCATTAGTGTCCCTTGGACTGTTTTGATCGTGCCGCATTCACACCTTACCCGGTAATGTCGCCGGGATCGCTTGTCTTTGTGTGAGAAACCCAAGACTGTCAGGCGCTGGAACACATCTCCGGTTTTAACCAAGTGTGGATTGTCCATATTTCTCCATGTATCGCGGACGATCGCTGATAAATAGTCCGTACTGATCTGCCAACGCTTCTGCAATTCCCGACAGCGTCCGACTGCGATTCTTCCACCTGTTCGGTGACGGCGGCTCACGGTGGACGCGGGCATGACGGCCACTGACAATGTTAGTTGACCGCAACAACGGCAGATTCTTCAGCCAGAGACAGGTAGCCTTGACTTCGCCGTGTCCGTGCTGCCACGGTTGCACGATCTGTGATGGTCTTCCTAGGCCGCTCCGCGTGGACAGCACGCCAATCGGATTCTCGATAGCGATTCGTGGTACAGGAGCGTTCCATAATCTCTCGACAAACTGAATCGCCGCCAGTTGCTCGTCGCGCTTGCCCTTGAACCACCTTGCGCCGCTGACGGCCAGGTGCGTGCATGGCGGAAAGGCGAGGAGCAGATCCCAGCCGTCGTCAAGTACGCTCAGCACGTCGCATTGCAGATGCGGGCCGGGGCGTTCGGTGGGTAGCAGGTCGCAGGAAACCGCGTCGCAGCCACGGCTAATAAACGCGTCCCTCACGATTCCCGAGAACTCGCACCCGATCAAGACACGAAGCCGAGCAGTCTGATGAGTCATGATTGCGTGGTCCTTTGGGCGTGTCGTCTGATGAACTCCAGCAGCGCGGCTCCTGCTTCGGCTAGCGTGTAGCCGCTGCCGTCGCAGACCTGGCATTCTCCGTCTTTGGTCCGAAACGCGGAGTTGATCTTTCCCTGTACGCAGTTCCAGCGGGGCTCATCCAGCTGTCCGATAATCGCGGACACCTCATCTTCACTGAAAGTCATAGCTTCACCCTTTCGATCAGTCTCCAAGCATGTTCGCCAGGTCTTCTTCGGCGCGTGGGCTCATCGGTTCCCCGTAGCCACGGCGCTTGAGAAATTCCAGTAGCGCATGACCCTCAAACGTGAGCAGGTAGCCGTAACCATCACAGACGTTACAAATGGTTTCCTCGCCATCCTCCCCGCGTAATATACCGTCGTCGCACTGGCGGCACTTGTTGTCGTAGCTGGTAGTCATCGCTTCTCCGTCCTTCCCTTCCGCGCCTTACGCAAAGCATTGCGCTCACTGATCGCAATCTCCAGTTGCCTGCGACAATGTTCGTGTACGTCAACCGGCTTCTCGGGCGGAAGGTGTCCCGCTTCATTCGCCGCCTGTTTCGCTTTGTAGTAGTGGTTCAACTCGTGACTCAACCTCGTCGCCAGTATCCGCACGATGCCCGCCGATGGTGCACCCTTGAGAATCGCATCGGCTATCTCCTGAGACGCGTCAAGTACTTCGGCGCAAAGCTTCTGTTCCTCCCGGCGAGCACGTTTCAGCTCGTGAATCTGGTCGATGAGCGCGGAGACGCGGGCGCGGAGTTGGTCGTCTTCAACTATAGCCGTCGAAGTTGTTCCACTCCCTGCATGAGTCGGACACATTGATCTTGGCCAAGCGCCCGTCTCGCATCCGCATGGTCCGTAGCCTGTGCTGCTCATCGCCTATTCCTCTTTCTCGACGCCTTGGCCTGTTGTCGTCGCTGTTTGACCTTGTGACGTTTGCGTCGCGTTCCGGGAGGACTATCCATGCTTCCCCGGCGTTTCTGACTGTCTGCAATTCCGCTCAGCGTTGCTGCTGACGCCAGTGCCATTGTTACCAGTGTTTCGGGTATTTCGCTCTCCTTCATCGCTTCCTCGCCTCCCGCTTCTCCCGCCTGAACGCAGCCCGTCGTTCTCGTTTCGCCTGCCAGAGCCGGATCTTCAACTCTCGCCGGGTCATTGGCGATCCGACAATCTGACCGCTGGGCAATGTGATTAGCTCGCTCTCCCTGATGTTTGCAATAATATTCGTGCTCATTGCCATTCTTCACTCCTTTGGTTGCTGGTTGCATGTCACTGGAAGCACCATTGCTGAGCCTCACAGCCCCGCTCGCTGGTTTTTATTCCTTCCCTGACCACGGCGCAGGGGAAATCGGCTACGGGGCGGCTAATTATCAGTCTTGACATGTGCGCAAACCAGTTTTCCATCTTTCAACTTTGGCATAAACCGTGGATAGCCGCAGTGCTCACACAGTCCGCATTGGCTGTGCCCAAGCGTTCCAGCCACCGCGCAGTTGACACGTTCCAAGTCATCGCGTTCTGGTAAGCCTCCGGTTAGTTCGGTAAATTCGTCAATTGTCATCTCTTTCATCGTTGCGATTCTCCTCTCCTCTCGTTCAAGGTGAGCGCTGACTACTTCAGCGGCGACAAGCGCTTGCCAAGTTCCTGCCGGTCAAGTTCCGCAAGGTGCATCATGTAGTTAACGTGCGCTTGTCTATGAGCCGCAAAGTCAAAACCGGATACTGCGTATACTGTTTTAATCATTGGGTACGGCCCACCCTTGCCCTTGCTCAAGTGACCGCGTCTCACGTAGCTTGCTAAAGTTCGTCTCTCCTGAGTGGACAGTTGGCCGATGTCTGTCACTGTCTGAGTTAATGCCCGCTTGATTATCTCCGGTAGTTCGTGTGTCGTTGTATTCGTCGTCGTCATAGTGAAGCCATCCTACACGAACTGTAGAAGCTTGTCAACACTTTTCTCAACTTTATTATTGACAACCTTCGCGGGTTAGGTTACAGTGCTGGTCATGGTGACGGTAAACGAAGCGGCAATGAGGTTAGGGCTTAGCTCGAAGCGAATCTACCGGCTGATTGCGGATGGTCGTATTCAGCGCCGGGAACAGTTTGGGCGGGTGCTAATCAGTGAGGTTGAGCTAAAGCGGTTTGCAAAGCTGCCGCGACCCAATGGCCGTCCACCACGCAAGACGAAGGGAGAGCGAGGATGAGTGAAAACGCAGACTTCGAGTCAACGGGACTATTGCCAGCGATCGTAACTGAAGACGTACTCCGTGAGCTTGGTATCAACGACCCGACGCTGATTGACTACGTTGAGCAACGGACTGAGAGCGTCTACAGAGAGAATGCGAAGTTTCGCTATGGCTTAAGCAGCACAGATCCACGAGGCTGGTATCGAATGTGGGTTAGGCACTGGATCGAAGGCGAACATAATCGGCGAGAGAAACAAAAACGGTTAGCGTTTCAAGGTGAAGCGCAACCATGATCGAACTATTCATCCTCGTCACCTTCACCTACCAGTAGAATTATTTTGACCCCGCCTACCATTAAGCGTAGACTCACCACTGGTCAGTAGAGAAGGAGTCACAGCTTATGGCCGCATCTCCCTGGACGCTCGTAAACTCAGCTTTAACCAACGCACTCAACGGAGGCTTCGATTTCGACAGCGACACATGGAAGCTGGCGTTGTTTCTGAGCACGTCGAATCTCGGTGTAGGGTCAACCACCTTCGCGGGCGTTACCAACGAACACGCTGCTGCTAATGGTTACTCAGCCGGTGGTGTGGCGATCACCTGTTCGTTGTCGGGCACGACGACTGTAACGGTTGATTTTAGCGACGCATCATTCACCGCGTCAGGCGGTTCTATCGTTGCCAGGTTTGCCGCTATCTACGAAGTTGGCGGCAACGTGCTGGCGTTCTGTACGCTGGACGCCACTCCCGCCGACAAGACCGTACCCACTGGAGAGACATTCGAGGTACGTATTCCGACTGGAGTATTTCAGATCGCCCCGGCGTAGAGTCGCGCTTCATTCAATGCTCGCAGGGCTTCGCGTGAGAGGGAAACGCCTCCTGCGAGGCCCTTTGGTTTATAAGACTGACGAGAACGCGTTGAACCGATGGCCGTTTCACTTCGAGCAACAGGTAGCTGGGCAGAGCTGGTCGCCGACGGAACCGTGGCGATACCGGCGACTCCGCAGGCCGGGGATCGCATGTACCTGTTTGCGAGGTGGAAAGACTTTGCGATCACTGCGACTGTCGCGGGCTGGACCGCCGTGTCGGGTACTCCGTTTGCCGATGGTGCGGTCAGTTCCGGTAATGGCACCGGCTCCGTAAAAGTCGGTTGCTGGTATCGTGACTGGCAATCAGGTGACACCGACCCGACTATCGACTTCTCTGCCAGTCCCACTACAGCCAGCGTCGTCATCATGGTCATGCAGAAGGGCGCTGATGACGTATGGGCCACGCCGGTCGCCGTAACCGCGGCGATGACCACGTGGACCACAAGCTCACAGTCAGTGTCAGCCAGTGCTACAGCAACTATCCCGGCAGGTGGCGCGGTGATGGGTCTCATTGGCATTCGTGACGATACGGCGACAATGACCCGGCCCACCACCGGCATTGACGACTCGGGCGGGCTGGTGACATGGAACGGGAACTATGTTGAGTCACCGGCTACACATCACTCGACCACGACTGGTGACGATGGAGCAGCAGATCTTGGCTACCGGCTGGTGACCACCGGCGCAGCGGGCGTTACGCTGCGTATGACGGGCACCATCTCCGCCGCTGAAACAGGCGCAGCCTTGTGGGTGGTCCAGGGTACGACAATAGCTGTTACTCCAGCCCGCGCGTCTCTTGCGTTAACCACGCTTACCTCAACGCTGAGAGCCTCAGTCGCGCCGCTGATTGCCAGCTTCAGCCGCACGATGCTGATGCCCTTGTTGCAAACTTCGGTGAGCCCATCTCGTGCGGGCTTGACCATCACCATAACCAGCCCGCTACTCACTACTGCGGTTAGTCCAGCGCGAACGTTGCTCAGCATCACGTCGCTGACACCATCGCCACTCACCCGCGTGACACCAGCGATGGCGAGTTTGACGGTTACTACCTTTACTTCATCATTGGCAGGCTCAGTCGCACCGGATATGCAGTTGTTGACCATCAGCACGTCCACCCCTGACCTCGCCTCAGCGGTCACTCCCGACACGTTCAATCTGATCGTCACCACATTCAAACCAACCGTCCTGCCATTCAACATCGTCTACCTTGATCCGGGTGGTGATGCCACGCAGGCAGTCGGGCATTTTAATACCCCAATACTCGGCTTTGGCGCTGACGCCGGTTTTGATACCACCCGGAAAGTCGCTGGTGTTGGCTCCTATCGGTTTGACTCCGGCGCAGACGAAAATCCAGCCGTGAAAGTTGCTGGTGTACTAGATGATCAGCGCCGCATCAGTTGCTATTTTCATTACGACTCCGTACCGGATGTGACACATACCGCGAGCGGGTTTGCCACTACTGGTCCATCGGCCTATTCAGGTGGAGGGTTTACAAACCAGTTTCTGATGCAAACTGGTGACAACGGCGATTACGGACTCGCTACGCCTGACCAAAACCAGGGACAGGGAACTGTATTTGGCTCGTTCGGGCTTGATGCGATACCTCCCGGCGCAATCATCGACTCCGTAAAGATCATCTACGAGTGGAAGGTTGACACGGTTGACTCGGAGCCCGTCAGTCGCGTCAAGTGGCTCATCGACGGCGAGGAAGGCCCGAATCACGACAACACCGACATGCCATTGGTGGATACGGTCGTCGAAGTCGATGTCACCGCAGATCGCCCGTGGGAGCGAAAAGACCTGCTCAGCCCGGTGTTTGAAGTAATTGCTGAGGCGCGTCGCGGCGACACCGACACGGCCCACACGCAGAGTTGGGACTACGTTAAGGTAGCAGTGGTCTATCACCCGGCCACTGTCATTCTCGCTATTGCTACAAGCTCGGATTTCGAGGTCGCACAAGTCGCCATTACGCCCAGTCTCGCAGGAGTGCGGCTGAAGTTTCTGGACGGCGCGGGAAATACCTTTGAGGGTATCACCGATCTGCTGGTTGACACATGGTACAGGCTGGCGTTCAGCTATTCATTTAACACTACCAACGACCTGAGCGCCAGACTCTACATTGACGGCATACTTGAGCTCTCGCTAACCGAGGTCTCTACCGCTGGTGTCGGCATCCTGACTGTCAACCGCCTTCACTATGGCTGGCTGGTTTCTCCCGGCGTGGACCACGTTTGCTGGTTCGATCAACTCTACATTGACGCTGGCGACGATCTTTCCGACCCCGGCGATATACGCAGCACCGCGAAACTCCCGGCTGCCGTCAACGATGGTGAGTGGACCACCACTGTCGGCACCGGGGCAGTCGATGAGCGCCCGCTGAGCATTACCAACTACGTCAAGCACACGCTCACCTCCACTGCACGACAGACCTACACGCTTCAGGCTGCGGATACGGGCGACACAGACATCTCCGGCGAAACAGTGGCAGGTTACATGGGCTGGGCATGGGCCAAGGTGCAGTTTGACGATTTCTGGGATCTCGCCCTCGTAGTCAACGGTGCTGACGTGGATCGGACAAACCAGATTTCTCCAACCGTCTCGCTTCTGCGACATGCCGTCACTTCGTCCACTTACCCCTCCGACCCTGCGGGTATCGGCATGGCTGGCAGTAATGAAGCGCCTGATACCTATCTCTATGAGTGTGGTGCAGTCGTCGCTTATCGAGGCCCGAACACCAACCCTAACCGTCTGCTTGCCTATCAGGAACTTGCTGAGGGAACTATCCTTGACATTGTTGACGACTTGCGCGCCGCCGTGCCCAGCAGCTACGAGTTCTGTTATCGCTCCAGTGACCCGGAGACAGCAGCGGCACTTATTACTGTCACGTCACTGGATCATGATGGTGGAAATATTTACCCACAGGTAGGTACAACCGAGTCGCCGATGGTCCTGCACGGTGGCGGAGGCCGATCGCGCATCTTCGCTGGAGTTGAAGTACAAATCCATCTTGAAGTAGTGGGTGGTCCAATCAGTATTGAGCTGTGGCATCGTTTGAACGTGGATTAATGTGGCCTTCGCAACCATAGTCGCGCCCGTAGTCACGAACCCCGGTGGTACGGGTTCGACTATTATCCCGACCCTGCCCACCGGCCATGTCGTCGGTGATATAATCAAGATTTGGGTTGCCAAGACGGGCATTGCTGCCTGGTCACCTCCTGCCGGTTGGACCACGAGGCAGCAGACCATCAGTTCCGGCACTTCAACAACAGGTGCAGTGGGAACGCTCCTGTATCATCGGGTAGTAGTCGGAGATACGCTCCCGCTCACCAGTCCAACTTGCAATCTTGGCGCTACGGTGACCCGTGGAGCAATCGCGTGGATTGAACGGGACGCAAATATCGATGGCGTGTACACCGCTCCGGCGTGGGCCGCGTTCTCCACGGCTACCGGCACCGCGAATCCTGTCCGTCCGGCGACGATTACCACTGTCACCCCCGACATGCTGGTGACCATCTGCTACTGCTCGCGCTCGGCTACCAATGCGCCGGAGCAAACGGGGTATACGCAGACGCAGGAGATTATCATCAGCGGCAACCTGGTGCTGAACGTGTCGCAGCAGAATGTGGCTGCATCAGGCACGGTGCTGGCGAATCAGGATGCGTCACCGACCAGTGGGGTGAGGTGGGTGGCAATGATTTCCGCTACGCCGCCGTTTATCCTCGCGCTGGTCCACAAGCGCGGATCATTCGGGCAGGACGCAAGGTTGAGAAGATGAGGAGATAACTTATGTCACTAGGACGTATTTACACATTGACCGTGTCAGGCGTTGCCAGCCCGGCGACGGCGTTTGACTTACTGGAGATTAGTCCCGCCGCCAACAAGCCGGTACGCATTCGTCGCATTCGCATCGCGCAGACCTCCGAACCAATCACCGAAGAGGAGCAACTGGCCCTCACTGTGATTCGCGGCCACACGACCAGCGGGTCAGGTGGTGACACAACTCCTGACGGTGGACCGTTAAAGGCCTCAGACGCAGCGGCAGGTTACACCGCTGAGACAATGAACACAACTATCGCCTCGGCAGGCACGCCAGTCAATCTCGTGGAAGACGCGTGGAACACGCGCGCTGGGTACGACCTCGCGTTCGCGCCAGAGGAGGGTCCGGAGTGCATCAACGGCGTGCTGATTGTGATTCGCAGTGGTGCGCCGACGGATGCGTTGACGATAAGGGCCACGATCTGGTGCGAGGAGCTTGCTTAAGGCAGATGCTTCCATGCGTGACGATTAACTACCTGCCAGACCAGCGACCGGGATACGCCGACTGTGTTGGCTATAGCTTCTTGGGTCATAGTTCCAGCTAATTGCCGTATTCTTAGGATGGTATCGGTAGAGTATCTATTACTGGCGTTTGATTCTCCCCGGCGAGCATTACGTTTCATGCGGCCCTTTCTCATGGAATCGTGCATGTTTTCAAGATGGGTACCGAGGAATAGATGATCAGGTCGGACACATGGAGGATTATCACAAGTGTGACAAACTTCACGGCCCGCTGGGAGATCGCCGTAGGTCAAAAGGTAAGAAACACGGTGTGCCAACATGGTCATCGGTTTCTTGAAACTAAAAGATCCATAGCCGTCTGTGGTCCTACCACCCGTCCACGTCCAGCAATCTCCATCCTTGTTAACCTTCTCCCAAAACCGATCTTCGACAGGACGGATTTTGCTGCATCTTCGCGAACAGAATTGTCCGGTTTTACGGGCCATAAATACAACACCGCAGACAGGGCAATCGTGAGCAACCTTTTTGGTGGGCATAGGTACATTGTAGGTGGAGGCGACCTAGAAGGCAATGTCTGACTACGTCTATCGCCGTCCCTATCGCCGCCCGGTGCCATTGCGCTCGCGCTGGTTACCGCAACCTGCGGCTGCCGGGCCGGTACTGCTTGAGGATGACTTTAATGACAACTCCAGAGACACGGCCAAGTGGACGCTGGGGTCAGTTGCATTTGAGAACGCCGGGGTAGGCGTCGCTGAAGCTAACCAGCAAGTCGAGATCACGCCCCTCTCTCTGGAACCCAACCCAGCAATCTACGGCTACAAGAGCGCGAATACTTATGACTTCACTGCTCGGGAAGCATCAGTAAAAATCATCGCTATTCCCACTGACACGGAAGCATGGTTAGTTGTGGCTCTCGATGTTGACAACTACTTCCGCATCTGGGTGGCCGGGGGAAACATTCAGACGCGCAGCCGTGTGGCAGCGTCGAACACGAACCAGAGTCACGGTACCTTCAACCTCGCCACTCACACCTACTGGCGTATTCGCCATGATGCGACACCGGATGAAATTGTCTGGGAATACAGCTCGAATGGGTCAACGTGGACGGAGTTGCGGCGCTTAGCTCGCCCGATAACGATCACCGCTGTCAGCGTCTACCTGTCAGGCGGCACCGGAGCAAGCGTCACCAGCCCGGGCATAGTCAAGTTTGATGACTTCAACTTGCGCACCCCGGTGGTTACATCCGATGTGACAATCGGACTAACCGGGGTGTCATCGTCAACGAGCGCCGGGACTTTGGGCGTAGGTCGTGACACGGCGCTGACTGGATCTAGTGTCACATCCTCAACAGGGAGTCTCGCGCCAACCCGCTTGATTGCGCTGTCAGGCAATCTTGCTACCAGTGCGGTGGGTCTGGTTGCGCCGACTGCAACTGTCGCGCTCACCGGTCAAAGCGCCACGGCATCAGTCGGCTCTCTTACCACCAGTCGAACGGTCTCGGTATCAGGCAACAGTGCAACCTCGGCAGTAGGCACGCTTACCCCGGTCATTGGCGTCACCGTGGCGCTTACGGGCGTTTCTGCAACCGCAAGTGCGGGTAGTGTCGGCTCAAGTCGCTCAACGGCGCTGACAGGTGTTTCGGCAACAAGCGCGGTTGGCACGGTCACTCCAACCCTGACTGTCACTGTCGCTCTCACTGGCGTGCAGGCCATCGCCTCTGTCGGCACACTGGCCCCAACCATGAGCAAGGCACTGACCGGGATGAGTGCTACATCCTTGGCTGGAATACTAAGCCCGCAGCGCGCCATCACCCTCGCCGGAGTCGCTGCAATCTTAGCAACCGGGCTGCTCGAACCATCGCGAACCGTCTCACTCACCGGGGTCAGTGCCACCTCCGCAGTGGGCACGATAGCCATCCTCGCACCTGAAGACGCACTTTCTGTATCTAAAAACATCGGGACTGGTGTATTATTCACCACGCATGTTGGAACCGGGACACTGAGAACAGGTGATGCGCGTACGATGACCCTGACAACTACCAACACCAGCGCACGGTCAATCGTCTATCAAGATACGAGGACCGATACCTAGATGCCCGACCTGCAAGTTGTCATCAGTCCCCCGCACGTCAGAGGTAATGACCTTGACTTTACACGCACGGTGTCGATTATTCCCACAGGGCAGACAGTTGCAGACGCGTATTTGAGATTCAACGCTCCAACCGGAGGAACACTGGTATTTGAAAAGCACATCACATCGACACTGGTAGCGGGTCAGGGACAGATTGAAGACACCGGAGCAGGGGACGGAATCGCAATCATCCGATTTGAAGCTACAAAAGTGAACTCTCTTTTACTGACCGGAGGCACGCCCGCCGCGCCAGTCAATAACCCTTACGGCATCGAGATTAGGACCAGCGCGGGCAAGGTTTATGAGTTTGAGCAGGGCGTGTTGCCAGTGGTTGAGCAGATAGTGGTTGAAGCATGAGCGTAATAGTGAATCCCGCCTATAAAGAGTTTCGCAAAGATGGATGGCCCTATTGCCCCCAGTGCGAAGAGGACGAACTGTATAGCTACCTAATGCTTGGGTGGACAAAATCAGAGCCGCCATCAATTCAGGACTGCATAGATGCTGGGATGCAGTGCTATCGTTGTAACTGGAAATCGCACGGGCGAAACATCTTTGGCGGGAAATGCTTTCGCTGTGACTTGTTCTTTTCCCGGCCCACGGGAGAAAGGGACTACTTGTACTGCACGGGCTGTCGTGCCTTGATTCGAGAAGAGGCAGAACGTGATCGAATACATGCTGAAGTGGAAGCAATGCATTGGCCTGAGGTTATTTGCCAGTGACCTGTACCTGGTGTCCAAACGAAGCAACGGCAGGCGGGCGAGCGCCGGTGGGCGTGAGCGGGCTGAGGTTCATCGCAGCATGTGACACCCACGCAAACAAGATTGAAAAGCTGAAGTTCATTCCGATGAAGCCAGCCGACATCGAGGCGACACTTAAACGAGAGGCGAAAGAGGCGGCAAAGCAGTGATCAATACGACACTTGGACCAATGAATGAATCGTCGCTGATTAAGCGCGAGGACGTTACCGACAACGACAATGAGCACACCACCTCGGTTGAGTACTGTTTGAAGGGATGCAGCGGACAGGCGCACGTCACGCAGCAACCGGACTCTGTGTCACATTTCTGTAATCATCACGTTCATCGGTCAGTTAATGTCACGTTGAAGAAAGTCGCATTCAGCGCAAGCGAAGTCGGGATAATCGGTTAGGGAGGTGTAGCCATCGCAAACTCCGCGGGCGTAGCCCACAACTTCAAGCATGAATGTATGCGCGGTGAGCACCAGCTTGGCGCGGCCACGCTTGTCTCGCGCACGTCACTAACCTCACCAACCACCGACACGGTTAAGGCGGCGTTGTATCTTGTCTCCGCGACCATCAGCCCAAGCACGGCAGCGTACACGGCTACGGGCGAGGTGTCAGGTTCAGGATATTCAGCCGGTGGGGTGACGGTAACGAATGGGACCACACCCAGCCTTGATACGTCAACCGGCATCTGGACGCCTTCAGCATCAATCGTCTACACCTCGGTGACACTTGCCACGGCGTTTGATTGTGTGCTGCTGTACAACTCGACACAAAGCAACAAGTCGATACTTGTCGCGACGTTCGGATCTCAAACCGTTACATCCGGCACTCTAAGTCTAACAATGCCAGCAAATACAGCCGCCGCCGCGCTTTTGCGAATAGCTTGAGCGTGGTATAGTTGGCCTAATATGAACACCGGAATTTACCAGATTACCAACACGATCAACGGCAAGATTTACATCGGCTCGGCGGTGAACTTGCGAGATCGTATTCGTCTTCACAAGCGCTCTCTTGATCACGGCGAGCATCACAACGCGCACCTTCAAAGCGCATGGCGAAAGTATGGACCAGAAGCGTTTCAATTCCGTGTGTTGTTGCTCTGCGCAAAGAACGATCTCTATTTTTATGAGCAACGATGTCTTGATGCGTTTGACGTGATAAGCAAGGGGTACAACAAATCCCCTACCGCTGGTACGGTCCTCGGGATAAAGCGAACACCTGAATACGTTCAGAAAATGGCCGCGTCAAAGCGGGGTAAGAAACAGAGTCCTGAGACGATAGCAATTCGACGGGCCGCAATGAACCGCCCCGAGGTCCGAGCTAAATTATCTGTTAGCTGTAAGGCTGCGATTCGCAAGCCCAAAACTCCTGAGCACATTCGGAAGGTAGCTGAGGCTTTACGGGGAAGGGTTGTGTCACCGGAGACACGGGAAAAGATACGTGCCTTTAATCTCGGAAGAAAGCGCGGCCCCTATGTCATCCACCAAGCAACCCGATCTCACAAAGGTCGTCCGTTTACCGCTGAACACAGAGCAAATATAGCCTTGGCCCAGAAGCGTAGTACTCGTACAACGGAGCAGCGCAGACTGAGCGGTCTTAAAAGTGCGGCAACGAGGAAATGAAGACTGTTAGAAGCAGCGGAGGCTAGTCAATGATCACCATCCCCTTCATCATCTGCCTCCTCGGCCTGCTCATCTGGCTCATCTTTACCAAGTGGCAGAAGGTAGCTGATGGCTGGGTTGCACGGGTGGGTGAGATACTATTCGTCGTCGGATTGTTCTGGACAGTGGCAAGTCACGCGGGGAAGGTAGCGTGGTAGGGAGGGACGCAGCGGTTCCGAATGATTTCCGCTTTTGAATGGACAGAGGAGCGAAACAAAGCCGCAGTCATGCTCGCGGAAGGCCATACGCAGGACTCCGTAGCAGCAGAGTGCGGTGTCAGCGATCGTACTATCCGTAACTGGTTGAATGATGAACGGTTCGCAGCGGAAGTTGATCGGCTATCCTTGATGATTGGCATAGCGAGTCGCGCTGAGCGTTTAAGGCTCGCCAATCGTGTAATCAGGCAAAAGGTAAGCGGAAGCGTTATTGAAACCGAAAAAGATGTGTTGGATTGGATAAAGTTCGCGCAAAGTGAAACAGATGGAGTCAAGCTCGACCTTACAAAACTCGCTGCCACCTTCTCTGCGAATGCGTCATCTGTGGCCGATAGCGGATCAGATCGAGATAGCCTCGACTCAGAAACAATCCAGTAAGCCCAGCCTCGAAAAGTACCAGTTCCGACCGCAGGCATACTCGAAAGACATTCTCGGTGTCACTCTTACACCCGATCAGGATGAGATGCTGCAAAGCATTCTCGACAATCGCTACACGCTCGTAAAAGCCTCGCACGCAGTTGGTAAGACATTCACGGCGGCCCTTGCTGAGAGTTGGTGGTTTGACTGCTGGGGCCGGCACATCGGGTACATCACAGCACCAACCTGGGATCAGTCATTCGGGCTCACGTTCAAGCAATTAAAATCGCTCCGTAGAAGCAAGAACCTGCCGGGAATAATCCTCGAAAGAATCATAAAGGACTCGGACAAGAACCGCGAGGGCGATCACTATGTTAAGGCGCTCAACGCTGAACGGGGCGAGGGCTTTCAGGGCGAGCACTCGGCACCGATCCTGATTGTTATCGAGGAAGGTGTGGGTGTTCCTAAATACATTTGGGACGCTATCGGCGGCTTGATGACCAACCCGCTGTGCCGTGTGTTTGCTATTGGAAACCCAACGGATGAAGCGACGGAGTTTGGTATTGCTGCCGAGTCACCGCTTTATCACACAATGAGCATTTCGGCGCTGAACCATCCGAACATTCAAGCAGAACTACGCTGCGAAAAGCCGCCGTTTCCTGATGCTGTCCGCCTGTTGTGGCTCTACGAGATGTTCGAGAAGGAGTGCGAGGTAGTGGAGACGGCTTCAGAGGATGCCTTTGAGTTTGTTTCGCTTCCGCAGATCAAGAACGCACTCGAAGGCAGGCCCGCAGATTTAAGCGAGAAGTGGATCTACATGCCGACTGCTTATTTTCAGGGGCGCGTACTTGGGGAGTTTCCAACACAGGCAGATCAGCAGGTAATCCCGAAAGCATGGCTAAAGTTTCAGCCAGTTCAGGCGATAAGCGAGACGGACGTTACCGAGTTAGGCTGCGACGTGGCGAGGTTTGGTGACGATCGCACAACCATTTTCGTGCGCCGTGGCCCGTGCTTACTGAAAGGCCGCGAGATCCGAAAAATGGACACGGTTGAGGTTGCCACGGCTTGCCGTGATGAAGCACTAGAAGCGGCGCGAAACGTCAAGCCAAACGGCACAAAGGAAGAGATTGAGGCGCTCGCCAAAGCCTTTCGTATCAAGGTGGACGTTACGGGCGGATTAGGCACAGGCCCAGCCGATACGCTTAGAAGCTGGGAATACAAGGCGATTGATGTTAATTCATCGAAAGAAGCGAAGGACAAGGAGCAGTATAAGAACATCCGGTCTGAGTTGTGGTTTGACACGCGCGAGCGAGCACGCACGAAGCGCCTTGATCTCTCGCGTTTGAGGAAAGACATTCGCGAGCGGCTGGAGCGCGAGTTTTCAGCACCTAAATACAAAGCACCGGGGCAAAAGGTCGTTGAAGATAAAGCCAAGATGAAGGAACGATTAGGCTACTCGCCTGACTTGGCAGATGGCGCGAACCTCGCGTTTTACGAGCCACACATCCGAAGGATTCTAGTAGCGTAAAACACAAACCTCTACAGGTCTCGTGTTATAATCTCTACATGCCAAAACAGGTTCCTGATGAAGCCAAGCGGGTGCCTTTGAATTGCTTGGTGCTACCCACAACGCGAGAGTGGCTGAAGGGGCAGGAGTGCTCGCAAGGTGAGGCCGTGGATCGTGCTGTCGCCGCATTGCGAGTGCTGCCGCCGCCCGTCGTTGACGGTCTGACAAATCAGGGCCGAGGGAATCAAGATCCTAAAGTACCAATGTGGAGACAGATCAAGGCTCCGTTATTGAAGCCTTCTGAGAAGAAGAAAGGGTGAAGACGTGAAACCAAGTCTTGAGGAAGCAACGCGCAGACATCAGGAGTATTACGCAACGACCACTAGCGAGGCTGATCGCCCACAGCGGCAGCACGCGGCCCAAGAGAATATCGAAGCCCGACCGATACGTTTAGATGATGATGTGTGGGCAGAGTGTCAGAGTCGTGGCAAGAAGCATGGGACGATCAATGAGGGTATAGCGGCGGCATTCGAGGCTGCGCGAACCCTCGAAGAGCAAGAGCGCGAGTATGCGGCCACGGGTGATCCGTGGAAGGCGGTCAGCATCCCGCAATCTGCGGCCAAGTATGCCGAGAAACCATTGCCGCGAAAGTCCTCACAAACTTGGAAGCGAGGGCCGCGTCCGAAGGAGGATAAGAGCCGATGAGGAGATCACACCATGATTACCCACGCGATGAACAGATCAAGGGGCTGAAAGCAATCATAGACTTTCTTGAGGCTAACCCAGAATTCGACATACCTGAGGGTATGGGCGAGTGCTTGGTGCGTACGCTGGTGCATGAGAATCGCGGTGAGCTGAAGGACAAGCAAAGTAAGGCCGCTTGGTTTCGGAAACAGGTGGAAATCTTGCGGCCAGATCACATTTACTCTGGTACGGACTTCGATGCGATCAGAGATTTCGGCGGGGGCACACAGATCGTTGTTCACATTAGCGTAGAGGCCGTCTGTGACAAGATTGTGGAGACGAAGACGATCAATCAACCCTTGACCGTAGAAGAAGCCACATGGCAAGCCCCGGAAGCGTTGATCGAAATGGGCTTCGTGCCAGATCAAGAAGAGTTGCGGGAGCGTGACGCGAGTTATAGGCGGTTCACGTCTCGTGCGGCGTGAAAGCCTCCACTATCAAAGCCAAGCGAGAAGAAAGGCGCTGAAATATGAGCGGTAGATTTGTGTACGAATTGCGCGGTGGTCCTTTTCACGGGAAGCAAATTGTTGGCCGAGATGATTTATGGAGAGAAGAGATCGCTGTTCACGATCCGTATGCTGAGAACGGAACGGCTAAGGCTATCTATGGTTTTATGGGATACCAGTACCACGTATCTCCGCGCATTCTGCGCTACTGGGGTAGCCAACCGTGTAGTTTACGAGACGCTAAAGGCAGGATGCCGGAATTCTACACGTAAGATGTAAGAGGTTATAATTCAGGGTATGGAATACACCTGTTCAATGTGTAAGGCAGTCTGCGAGTCCCAATGGACCGAGGAAGAAGCCATTGCGGAGAAAGAGCGTGACTTTGGGAGCGTTCCGCTCGAAGAGTGCGACGTGGTTTGCGATATGTGCTATCAGCAAATCAGCCCGCAAAACAATCCGGAGTACTATGCCGATTATCAATCTGCCATGGCGGCGCACCCTGACGCGAAGCCGCTGTGCTTCAATACTCCGCTGCCGACCGCTACGATGCTGGAGGATACCGAGGCGATCCGTGCTTATGTGGACGCGGAACTAAGCCGGAGGCTCGCGGAGTGGCTCGACAAAGAAGAGCGCGATCTTCTATTTGGAAACCCCAACTAAAACTTAAACCTCCCACATAATCTATCTTCCCTTGCGCAGCCTGCAACTAAATACCTTGCCTTAACCCCTGCGTTTAACCTATCTTCTCTACCGTGACTCTCCGCGAGCGACTACAAACAGCTTACAAGGCACTCAAGTCTGTTCCCTTCCCTCAATCCGGAAGCGGCTCGCAGTTCACGATCTACCCGGACATGAATGCGTGGCAGAATGCGATTAGTGCGTCTCTGTCGGGTGGTACGCAACCTTCGAGTGATCCGGGCCTTTCCTCGTTAGTGGCTGCTGGTTATACATGGCTTGGCTCAACGCTCCCCGAACCCGACTTGCAAGTCAGAAAAGAGTTCCTACGCAAGCAAGGTGGAAAGAAGAAGGATGACAATGTAATCGAGCGACACCCGATCTACTCGATCCTGCAACGGCCTAACCCGCAGACTTCCGGCTCAAACCTCTGGCGGGCATTTGCACGTTCGTGGATCATTGACGGCAATGCTTATTGGGTGAAGTACCGGAATAACAATGGCGTGGTGGTTCAGCTTCGCAATGAGCCACATGAGAACGTCAAGGCGCGGTGGGTGAACGATCAGAACGGCGAATACCTTGACGCCTCGCGTTCAACGAGTGTTCCGCTGATTGATCGGAACGATCGCCTGAATCAATTCATTAACTACTATGAACTCCGCCGGGACAATCGAAGGTATCGAGTCGAGCCGGCCGACGTTGTGCACTTTCGCGATGGTGAAGATCCCGCCAATCGACGCTACGGACTCTCGCGCTTAAAGACAATTCTTCGGGAAATCTACGGCGATTCCGCTGTAGCGTCTTACGCTGCGAATTTGCTCGGTGGTAACGGGGTAATTCCCTTTGTTGTGGGCATAGACGATAAAGAGGGGCTGTTATCGCAGGAAGACCTTGACAACATCAAGGCTAAACTGAACGAGCAGACCACTGGGAAGAATGCCGGTCAGGGATTAGTGCTGAGCGCGAAGGCGACGTTTAATCGAACTGGTCTGACACCGGAAGAGATGGACCTTCGTACCACGCGCTACATGGCCCAGGAGGTATTCTCCGCCGTAACGGGCATCCCCGCTATCGTGCTGAACTTTGGCTCTGGCATGGAGCGTTCTATCTGGAACAATATGAGCGAGGCTGATCGTCGCGCGATTGATTCTTACCTGCAACCCTTGTGGTGGCACATCGCGCAGGAGTTGACGGTCCAGCTACTGCCGGACTTCGATCAGGATTCCAGTCACTTCATGGAGTTTGATCTTAGTGAGGTGGGAACGCTTCAGGAAGATGAGAACGCGAAGTTTGAGCGCTACGGCAAGGCTTACAAGGAATACTGTGTGCTGAAACGCAGCGACGCGCTGAGGGGTATGGGCTATGAACCCGCGGAAGACGGATCGGATGATGTGTACTTTGTTCCGGCGGGAAGCGCGACGGCTACCATTGAGCAGGAACAGATTGAACGTGACGCGTCAATGGAAGCAACGCAGAATCCGCCGCAAACGCTGCCTCAGGGACAAGGGCCGCAAATAGCACTGGTGAAGGGACGGCATTCAGGACTGCTGAAGGGTGCGCCTGAGACGATTAAGCAACTTTACTCTGCAAGGTGAGAAGGGCAGGCGTTGGTGGAATGAAATATCCGGCAGTCCTTGATGGTGACAGTTTTGAACTTAAGCCACGCGGCAGGAGCAAGCGGGCATGGCAAATTCTCCGTTTGGCATGTTGCGACTGTGGCTTGATTCACTCAATAGCCTTCGCGGTTGAGAAGAATGGTAATCTTGGTATTGCAGTCAGGCGTGAGAATCGACGCACGGCAGCGCATCGCAGAAGCGCAGCGTTCAAGGGGCTTAAGTTGCCTAAATGAGATTCGACGAGGAGAGCAATGAGTAACGCAGAAGTGAATGAGCAGTTCTTCGCGGAGGAATTGGCGCAGGCTAAATACGATTTAGCGTGGGAGCTTATAATGGCTGCTGAGAACGTACCAGTGAAAGGTGATCCGGCGTGGGTCGGATGGTCTGCGGCAGTCGAGATGAAGGGGCTTATTCTCGGCGTTTTGCAGCGCGTATGTAGAGAGAAGGGACTAGATGTACCCCGCCGATGAGATTCGACCCTAAAGTTCGTCGCTACATCGATTCTGACAGCCACGTTATCCCTCCGTCTCAAGTGCGCAAAGAGGTGATCAACTACATCGCGCAAGAGCAGGGTCGAGCCAAACGTGAGGCTAACAAGTTACTCAACGAAACGATCTCGCTATCCGCGTTCTTTCTCTTCATGCGATCACGGGTGGAAGCGTGGCACAGCGTTGCCGGTTCCATAGCTTACGGCGGCAAAGCGCAGCTTGATGGAGAGCGGAGAGCGCGGATAGCGGTCAAGGTTAAATCGGAGAAAGCGTTTCTCAGAGACTTCGAGGATCAGGTCAAGCGCTCATTCGCTGCCGCCGGTAGCATCGCTTCCGCTGTGGTCGAACAACTTGAAGTGTCTCCGCTAAAGTCTCTGCGATTAACACCTGCCCAAAAGAGCAGGGTGAAGAAGCGGGTACGAATGGCCCTTCTGGACTCGGCTCCATCTGAGGCTGAACACCAGGTGAAGCGAGCCGTGAAAAAAGCGGTTGAAGACGAGGGATTAGAATTAATCGCGGAATCTATTTCCATAAGTGAGAGTCTGGCGTCGGGTTTAATTGGCGGAACGATTGTCAACCGTGCGGCCACGTATGCAGATGCGGCTTACGCGACATTTCAAAACAATGTAATGGCCCGCGAGTTTGATTCAGGGATAACTTTAGGGAGACGAATCTGCGCCGAGGATGAAGTAAGCTGTGAGGAGTGCGTAGGAGCAGCCAGAGACAGCGAGGAGTTCGTGTCGCTGGATGAACTAGATGAAATCGGCTCACTCTCCTGTCTAAATAACTGTAGATGCGAATTTGAATGGTCACTCGAAGGTGTTGAGTTCGCTACGTCTGATGTGTTTCAGGCGGAGGTTGGTAGACAGGATGCTTACGGAGGGAGCGTAGCGATGCAGTGAGCGAGGCGCACAGTCATTATTGCCCCAAATGCAAACAGGTCTACGACTGCACGGAAGACAGACCGATCGACGCGTCGGAGCACGGTGGCCCATCGGATTCGGTTTGTGTTCATCACTACGGCGTGCCGCATATCAGTTGCTCAGGAGCACAGGAAACAGCCAAAACAGTTGTGGTGGGCGGATACGGGAGAGAGGTAGCGTAACTAAAAACCTTGCTTAACACCTTAGAGAGTGTGATATAAACTAATCCCGATGAGCACGGCTCGCCACGAAATTGACGTAAAGTTACCCGCGCAGCCTGAACCACGGGAGCGCCAGAGCCGTCACGACGAACTGGAGAGCATCAAGCGAACTCTCTATAACGCCATCGACAGACTGGAACGGTTACAGCAACGCAACGCTGAATTGATAACGTCCTAGCGAGCCCGCGAACGGTAATCAGAATCCGTTTCCGCCCGCCTGATTCCTTAACTGGAGTCGGCGGGCTTTTGTCTTATATGTATCTTGGAAAAGTTTTAACCACATGACTAAATCACTCTTTAGTGACGCCTTACGCCAATCGGAGAGGCGTACATGGGAGTTGTGGGACGCGGTTCGCACGGCGGCTAGCAAGATTGCCAACGCCAAGCGTTCTGAAAAAGTTACCGGCACAAAGGTTGACGTTGCTAAAAAGGTTGACGAATTGGTCAGCGATTACGCTGCCGAAGTCAAGCCTGCCATCATTGAGCAAATTAACGAATACGCCGAGTCTGACACACTGGAACCTTTCTACCTGAAGGCGCAAACTATGGACACACTGCTAAGAAAGATCGAGGAGCATTACGCTCCAGCTCAACACCAGGTGCGCGTCAATAGTGAGAGTTCCGATACGCTGGCGTATCAAGGCGGCGCTGTGAAAGCGTTAGGCGGGGGCAAGGTTGGCGGCTACTTGATTATGTTTTCCGGGGCTGATGATCCCGATCTGCAAGGCGACTACTTCACCAAGGCCACGGACCTGTTTATCGACAGCGGTGATCAGCGCCCAATTCTCTACCGCCACGGTGTTCATCCTGTCATCAAGTCTCGCAAACTCGGAAAGGCCAAGCTTACTATTGATGAGGTGGGTGTATTTGTCGAAGGCGAGCTGGAGTTACGGGACAAGTACGAGAAAGCCATCTACGGTTTGGCGGAAAAGGGCAAGTTGGGATGGTCCTCCGGGTCTATGTCTCATCTCGTGACCAAGAATCCCAATGGCAAGTCATTTGAGATCACCTCATGGCCGATCGGAGAAGCGAGTTTAACTCCGGCTCCGGTTGAGGGCCGAACAACGGCTATGCCCCTGAAGGAAATTGTCATCGATGATGACGAGCTGGATTTTGATGCAGTGGTTAAGGAAGTCGAGCAGGATCAGTACGATGAGCAATTTGTGATCGACGGTATCCCGGCGATCAAGCATTTCTGCGAGGTGGTTTCACCGACCAGTATGAAAGACGGATCAGAACGCTCCAAAGCGGCGGTTGACGCTACGAAGGAGTTCAACACCGTCGGGAAGTTGTTGGGTGAAGGATTTCATTCCTACGCCTCCCGATTGGTAAGACGTACCGAGAATCGCTTTCTCAAGGAAGGCAGAGAGGTCCATCCGGCAACCGTGCAACAGGTTAATCAGTTGCTGACGGAAATCGGCAGGATTGAGTTTGCCTTTACTTCAGTGAAAGAAGCTCTGTCAGGCATCAAGCACATCTCGGAAATGACCATTACAGAGCAGAAGGCATTGGATGAGAGGGCGCGTCTTGAGTTGTGGAACTTTTGTCGAATCAGCGGCACGACGCCGGAGGAGTTAAGTACATGAGCGACGTTCAGGTGAAAGAGCAGTGGGAGGGCATGGATCTCAAGGGTCTATCCCTGCACATTGCCGAGAAAGCAGAAGAGCAACGTACCTTTTTCAATGCCAACAAGGGACGATGGGACAACGATCGCGTAACCATTTTTGAGAATCGTAACAAGGAACTCGAAAAGATGGTTGCCAAACAAAAGAGCCTTCAGAAGGTTGAAGACATCTACACGAGCACTGTCAATCTCAAGAAGGAACTCGACACGCCAGCAGACGGTCAAGTCCCGTTTGAGAACAGGGGCGGCGGAACCAAAGAAGCCGTTGACGGCAGAAGTCAACCTGCAACCAAAAGTCTGGGCGAGGCGGTTGCCAGCGTAAAAGAGATCAAGGAAATCGGCTCGTGGGAAAATCTGCGCCAGCCGTTTACCTTCAACCTCCCCGACTTTATGTTTCAGTCGGGCATGAAGACGGTCATGACCACCGGGGCGGGTTATGCTCCAGCGAATCCTCGTACCGATGTACTGGTGCCCTTCGCGCAGCGTACGCCGCGATTAGCAGATCTCATTCCGGTGCGGCAGACGAATCTCCGCACAATCAACTACATGGAAGAGACCACGCAGTTTGCGGGTACGAATGCCCAGGTGTCGATCACTGAAGGCAGTCTCAAGTTTGAGAACGCGATGGCCTTCACCGCTCGCTCGGCAGGCGTCGAGACAGTTGGTACGTGGCTTCCTGTCACTACTCAGCAACTCGATGATGTTGAGGGTATTCAGGGCATCATCGAGAACCGCATGGATCTCTTTCTCCGGTTGAAGGAAGAGGATCTCCTGCTCAACGGTACCGGCACGCCGCCGCAGTTGATTGGCTTTCAGGGCGCGGCTGCTTCTTCCGTCCTCTCACAGGCACGCGGCACCGACACGAATATCGACGCGGTATTCAAGGCGATTCAGCAAATTCGTGTAACGGGACTTGCAGAACCGGATGCGGTGGTAATGCACCCGGACAACTTCACCCCGATCGCCCTTTACAAGGCGACTACGGGCGAATACGGCTTCGACGTTACAGTCGATAACGCTGGTATCGTGCGACTGTGGGGCAAGGTGCTGATCCAGAGTCCAGTCGCAACTTCAGGCACGGCACTCGTCGGAGCGTTCCGCGAGTTCAGCGAGATCTGGCGCAAGATGGGCATGACGGTGATGGTCGGACTCAACTCCGATGATTTCACCAAGAACAAGCGCACGATCCTGGGCGAGTTCCGCGAGGCGCTGACAATCTATCGTCAGACGGCGTTCTGCAAGGTCACGGGCTTGCAGTAATTGACAGAACCTGAGCGAGGCTACGGCGGGCGGTTGAAAGACTAGCCCGCCACCTTAAAGGAGAGAATTGATATGGGTCAACTATCGAGTGGAGCCTTTGATGGTTCTGGAACCGGAGTGTTCACGGGCGGCGGGCAGGCGCGCTGGATCTCCGCTGAATACAGTTTTGCGGTACACGGCGGAGCACAAGGCTCTATTGCCATCGGATCTGTTCCTTCAGGGATTTCCGTAATTGGCGGGTACATGAACGTCGAGACCGCCCCGGTAGGTGCCGGTGCTTCGATCGGAATCACGGTGGAGTCAGCGGGTGACGTGGTAGCGGTCGCCGCGATAGTTGGCGCTCCGTGGTCCACGACAGGCAAGAAGGCGATTTTGCCGAAACGAAACACGCCGGAAGCGGCTTCAACGTTTGCAACCACGCAAGCGAGAAACATTCTGTTTGTGATCTCGGGCGCGGATCTAACGGCGGGCAAGGTGCAGCTTTATCTCGAAGTGATGGGAGCACGGTAAATGTCCTTTGGTTTGGCAGGTGCGTTATCGAAGGCTGGCGCTCCTACGTCCGGGGTGGCCCAGGTAGAGACTGCTACGATTGTAGGCACGATCACCGGCGGTGGTAACGCTACATTCACGATCACGTCTGCACTCGTCACCGGATCGCCCTTAGCTGTCTCTGTACCGGTCTTAGTTGACGATACTCCGACCATCGTGGCTGCTAAAGCGGCCGTAGTTCTGAATGCTAACGCTGCGGTATCGGCGCATTTCACGGCCACGTCGAGTACGGCAGACTTAATTCTGACCGCAAAGAAGTCAGCCGCGAATGACGCAACGCTAAATATCGCGTTCACAAACGGAACTTGTACCGGCCTGACCCCGAATGCAACCTCGACCAACACAACGGCGGGGGTAAAGGGTGACTATCGCGGCGCTCCTGTCAACACTACGTTAGTAGATACAACGAACACGAACATTTACCGGAACACGGGCTCGCTCCTAGTTCCGACTTGGACACTGGAATAAATGCCACTACTTGAAATCAAACGAGAAGAGCTAAAGCCGCGACTCATTCAGATGGGCCAAGCGGCGCGAGAAGTTGGACCGGCCCTCGAGAATCTTGGCGAGTCGCTACAGCACTTCCAACAAAGCATCGAGACTGCGACGGCAGAGCCTCATGCAACGGAGACAGCAATTCCGATCCCCGACTCACCCCTTGAACCAGTAAAACAGAACAGAGGGAGACCAAAGAAGATGGCAAAAGAAAAAGAACCGGATCATGGCGCGGGTGGTCCAGAGACGATCCGCAAGGATGACGCAGGCGAGCAGGGCGCAATCGGCACTCACGGGAAGAACGCCCCCGCACAGGAGAAGGTGCCTGAGAAACCGGAGGGCAAGGACAATGGCTGACAGGGACATCAAGCTTGGCACGGCGGCGGATCAGCTAGCGGTAGATCCGAAGACGGACACGAACCGTTATTACTACCGACCGGGAACAACCGAGCCGGAGTTGCGGCCCGAGATTGTCGAAGCTGAAGCGAAGGCCAAAGCGAAAGAGGCAGAAGCGGCAACCGGGAAAGACAAGAGCGAGAGACCGGTAGAACGTCCGTAAATGGCACTCATCGCAATACCGGGAGCAGCAGACGCCAACAGCTACATCACGCTTGAGGATGCTCAGGTCTATTTCGCCAACCGGGTCTATACCGATGCGTGGGATGATGCAGACGATCAGACAAAGGCTCTGATTACAGCTACGCAGCGACTGGACCAAGAAGGGTTTATGGGCCAGCGAGCATCGGAGACACAGGCGCTCAAGTGGCCACGCACGGGAGTCTACTCGGACGGCTTGCTACTCGCGGATGACGAAATCCCGCAGAAGGTGAAGGATGCAACCTGCGAACTGGCGTTGAGTCTCGGGGGATCGAACGTTCTGGAGCCGCCAGAGCTGGCCCCCTTTCATTCGTTGGGAGTTGGGCCGGTCAATTTGGTGATGAAGGACAGCGTGAATCAGCTTGAATCGCTGCCGGTCCAAGTGGCACGGCTCTTACGGGGACTGAGAGTTATTCCGGTGATTGCTTAAATGGGACTAGCTGAAACAATTACAGGAGCAGCGAATGCAGCCGGGGCGATAGGCGTGCAGGCGTTCCCGGATTTATGCTCACTGCGGGTTCCGGGCACGGGGACTCCCGACGGTTTCGGTGGCACGACTGAGACTGAGACCACTGTAGCTTCTGGTGTCAGATGTCTCTACGAGCCGCTTAGTAAATCGATGAAGACTCTGGGCGGAGCGCAGATAACGACTCAGACGCATCGGATCACGATGGAGGCGACGACTGCGACGACGAGGGCCATCAGAGACCACTACAAGATCGTGATTGCGTCAAGGCTTGTTCCTGAGATGGTATTCAGAAACCCCGTTACACTGGATGGATCGTTTGCGCCGATCGTCATGGTTGCTGCCGAGTTGATCAAATGAGCATAGTAATCAAAAAGACCGGCTTCAATATGATGGCTCTATCGCGAAGGGTGAGAGAGAGCATTGCCGACGAGTTAAATTCCGGGGCCGAATCCTGTGTATCGCTTGCCAAGCAGCTAGCGCCGGTGAGAACAGGCGCGATGAAAGAAGCGATCGCGCAAACGGAAGAGGCGACACCGGATCGCTTGAAAGTCACGATGGAATCGCCAGCAGATTACTCTGCGTTTGTTGAGTACGGCACGGTAAACATGGAAGCTCAGCCGTTTATGACCCCCGCTTTTGAGTCAGCACGGAGACAGGTCAACAACGGTTTGCTGAGAGCTTTGAAATAATGGGGATGCACTGGAAACTTGTTTACGTTGAGTTAACCACGGAACAGATAGAGGCACTGGAGGCGTTCTGGCGCAGTGTGTCAACGGGCAGCGGCAAGGCTTGGGGATTCCGGATTGAGATAAAGCAATGACATGGGAGACATCACTGAAATCCAGCAGGCTAAAAAGTGGATCTACGATTCACTCGTCGCGAATACCGACATTGCGGCGGCGGTCTCTACTCGCGTCTATGCTGACTACGTTCCTGAGCCTCCTGCTAATCGGACTTACCCTTACATTGTATTTGATTTTCTTGGCGGTACAGACCGTAAGGGCGTGGGTCGCCAGCGGTTGCTCACAGTCCCGCTCTTTCAAGTCCGGGTGGTCACGCAAGGGAGACCTGATACAGTTGCGCGAAAGATCGACAAGCGTATCGACGACATTTTGCAAAATGCTGCCAACCAACCAAGCGGAGACTATTACTTTTCCTCTGAACGAGAGCAGCCGGTTGATCGGCCTGAAACAGACCAGTCTAGCGGGCTTAAGTATCACAATCTCGGGGGACTGTTCAGACTATACATCGGAAGGACACCATGAGAATTGAGAACTGCACCATCCGCGTGAACAAGGACGCGGCTCGCACTGAGGTGTTTATCAGCAATCAGGCAGGGGTCAATACGGTGTTGTATCTTCCGCCCGGAACGGAGATTGATCCGATGCAGCCGCTTGAGTTTATTCCTGCTCCCGTGCCGGAAGAAAACAAAGGCGAGAACGGGTAATAATCACCCGACCAGGAGACGACCATTATGGCAGGACGCGGAACAGTAAACAGGCAAGTACAAGTTGGCGTTGAAACCACGCCGGGAACTCCGGTAGCCGCCAACAAGCTTCTGCCGTCTATGTCCATCACTCTCAGTCCCGAGATTGACAACAAGAGTTATCCGAGTCAGGGATTCAAGATCTCAACGGCGAACAAGATAATCCACTTTGACGGCGGGGCGGCGCTCTCCGGGCCACTTAACTACAGCGAGATCATCTACCTGCTCAACACTCTGGTTACGGGTGTGATTACAACTCCTGTGGGCGGCACTCTTTCTCGCAAACACAAGTTCTCCCCTACTGCCATAGGAACCGATGCGTTCAAGACGCTCACAATTCAGGAAGGCGACACGACGGCAGCGGTGCAGATGGCTTATTCGCTGCTGACTGACTTCGGCGTGACAGTTAACGACTCAGGCGCAGATGTTACCGGAACACTGATTGGCTACGCCCCGACTAATGTAACGCTTACAAGCAGTCCGACAACGATCGCGCAGTTACCAATCGGCCCACGCGAGATCGACATTTACATCGATCCTACATTCGGCGCTATCGGTACTACTAAGGTATCCGATGCGTTGAGTTACAACTTCAGCATTGGTAATAAACAGGTAAAGAAGCGTGTCCTGAACACCACCTACCAGTCGTTCAAGGAGTCCATTGAGGCTGTGCCGACGCTGCAAGCTGGTTTTGTTACTGAGCACAATCTACAGAGTCGTAATTTATTTGCGGGCGTGACACCTTCATCGAATCCAGTGCAGTATGTCCGACTGAAATCCACTGGTCCAATCATCGAGGGAGCGATCCCCTATAGTTTGCAGCTAGACGTTGCCGCACAGGTGATCGACATGAATCAGCAGGATGTTGAGAGTGTGTGGGGTTACGAATACGTGCTTAATCCTGTTTACGACTCATCCTTTGGCAACAAGATATTTGATATTGAGGTGGTGAATACGATCACGGCCCTGTAATTTATGAAACTATCGTCCTTCAGTGAGCACATCATCACGGTCCCGTATGAGCGATCAGGCGAGATTGTCAATCTTGAGATAAACATTGACGCCTTCACGCCAGAGTTCTTCCGACAAGTGGCTAAGAAGTTTGAGGCGCGGATGGTCTCAATACAGCAAGTCAATGAAGCATCGGAACCATCCGAGGAGAAATCATCTACTCCTGCCGATGAGGCTTTGGCGTTCTTTGAGTCGGAAGCTCAGAAGCTGGAGATTGGCCGACAAATACACGCGGAGCTCCTGGCGGCTGGAATCCTGAGGGGTTGGGACATCACTGATGATAACGGCGCACCGATTGAGGTTACGTATGAAACGCTTCTCATGCTACCGCCGCTGTTGGTGAAGGACATCTGGAGTCTCTCGCTAGACCACGCGGACACGGTAAAAAAAAGGGCCGAGAGTTCCACAGCGACTACGGAGAATGCTCACGGTGGTTCGCCGGGTCTGCGAGTAGTAGGCCAGGGTACGTAAGAAATCACATGATTGCCCGCTTTCTCGGCGTCAGAGTCTGGGAGTTATCACAGGTGGCCGCTCATTACATAGATGAGGCGGCCATTATTTTAGAAGCGCAACATGAGGCGAGGTTGCACTTAACCCGCAAGGGCGCATCGGGCATGGCCGGAGGGGGTACAGTGGCCTTGCGAGAATTTTAGATGTCTGAACTTGGAAGATTAACAGCAGTCTTTGACGCCGATACACGCCGGTTTGATTCCGGTATCCGTGGCGTAGCTGTCAAGGTCTCCACGCTTGATAGCTCCTTTCGCGGGCTCAGTGGCAGTGCGTCATCTGCGATTGGAACGCTATCCGGGCTCGCGAGTCCATTGGCGCTGGCGGCGGGTGGCGCGGTTGTGGCGGCGTCAGCGATCAGCGCGGTTGCTGTTGGATTATTTGAACTTACGAAATCAGCCGCTAAGGCTGGCGGCGAGTTGTTTGACCTCTCACAGAAGACAGGCATCACAGTTGAGACGCTTTCAACGCTTTCAATCGTCGCCAAAACAACCGGCTCCGACATCAACGGACTCTCCCCCTCACTGGTTATCTTTCAAAAGAATATGGAAGCGGCGAGTGACGCTTCAAGCAAGCAGGGCCGCTTGTTTCGTGCGCTCAGTATTGACACTCGCGACAATGAGAAGGCGCTACGTCAGGCATTCACGGCGCTTGGCAAGATGCGCGAAGGCTCGCAGCAAACCGCGCTCGCCATGCAATTGTTTGGACGTTCGGGTAAGGACGTTCTGGCGATCATCAAGGAAACAAACGGCAACCTCGACGCGGCTTCCAAGAAATACACTGACATGGGGTTGATCATTTCCACCGGTGCCGCGTCAGCCAGTGATAAGTTCAACGATGTGCTGGAAGAAACAACCCTACAGTTAGAGGCGGTTACGCGAAGCATCGGCATGGAGCTACTACCCGTTGCTACCGATGCGCTACAAAGTATCTCTGCGGGGTTAAGGGCAAACAAGGATGAGTGGGCAGCGTGGGGAACCTCTATTGCAAACGTGCTGCGTGGTCTAAGTGTGGCAGTTCACAGCGAACTCGGACGGATGATCGGCCGCATCTCCGAGTTCAGCGTCAAATGGCTCTCGCTCTCGGGGTTAGTGGTTCAGGGTTTAGGTGCTCTTGGCTCTGGCGTAGATAAACCAAGTGAAGATTTCTTTGGGCCAGGTGGCGCGGGACGGGGTGGCCGCGCGTCATTGCCGGGAACGCCAGAATGGAAAGCGGCACAGCGGAGAGTAACGGGTACTGAGTTCAAGGGACTCGGCGGCGGAGGAGGACGAAGAGGAGGTGGCGGTGGTGGTGGTGGCCCCGATCCTGCTCAAACCGCACAACGGATTGCGGCGCTTCAGTTAGAGGCGGTTGTGTCAGGGTTGCGAGCCGAGGACGAAGCTAATAAGCGTTCATTGGATTTGCGGCGACAGGACTTCAACTCTTACGCGACTCAATACTTGGTGATAGAAAACCGTCGTCACCAAGCCGTGATGGACGGTTTAGACGTTGAGCAAAAAGCTGCTGAGAAACTAAAGAAGGGTAAGGATATTGCGCTACTAGAAATCGCCAACAAGCGCACCGCCGAGAATACGACACATGAGCAAAATCGCAACCGAGTATTAGATGAACGAGCCAGAATCCTTGATCAGATTGAAAAGTTCATGCGTGATCAGGAACGCGAGATTCAAGGACTAACCTCTGCGACCGATCAGTGGGATCGCGCGTACGAAGACCTTGTAGACACGCTTAAAGAGGAAGGAGTTGAACTCGAAGCCAACACGAAGCGGCGCATTGAGAGCAATATCCAGATGCTTAAGGAAATCGATCTCGTTAAGCAGCAAATCCGCGTTCGCCAAGTATTGAAGTCCACGCGCGAGCGAATGGCGACTGAGACTGGCAGAAATAGACCGCCATGGGACGATCTGGGTGGCGGCTCAACAGTTGGCGGCGAACCAGGAACGACCTCAAGGCCGCGGATCGCCACAGTAGAAGAGCAAGTGATGCGTGATCGGCTGGCAATGATACGCGAGCAGATGCGCGATTTAAGCGGTGAACTAACGAGCATTTGGGCCGACAGTGTGAGAACCGGATTCACTGAGGGCGTAGACGCTGGCTTGGAGAGGCTGGGACAAGGACTCCTGCGAATTGTCGAAGACATATTTCTGCGTCGCCTCGCAGAGGGATTAGAAAACATCCTGACTAATATGGCATCGA